TATTTTTATATACAGTTGCTCTGCTAAAAGGTTTATATCAGTACTGTAAAGATGTAAAACTGATAACGTAAAAAGATTCCCTTTTAACTCAAAAATTTGTTCTGACATACACGCTCAATTGAATTATCTGATCAGAGATTAAATTTAGATAAACGCAGGCTGAATAAGGCCTTTATTGAAATTTTCAATCTAATTATTCTAACTTATTATTGCTCTCATGTTATAGTGTGAATCATTGTTAAGCAAGAATAATACGTGTTTTTATACACATAGATGAGCATGGATTACCCCCCTAGGTTTTATGTGGGCTGCACGATTGGCATGAGTTAGCATCTTTTATAATCGGTACAGCCCCATTATGGCCCCAGACCCAAAAAGCAGACCCCGAATGGCCCCACAGTGGACCCAGAATTTCCGCGTTTTGGTGCAAAGCACTCGACAACTTTACTCTTTGATTAAAATGAGGTAAGGCATCACTTCGAGTTCTGTCTAGCTCGATGGAATTTTGTGCGCTAGAATTAAGCTACTTCATTATGTTAAAAAGGCTAACAGTTCATGCGTTTACTATTATTGTTGCTACTTATAGTTAGTGGCAGCTCTTATGCCGTTAGTATTAAAGATAGAAACCACGGCAGCCTAACAGTCTCAGAGGTCACTTCTATCTATGATGGTGATACCTTCCGCGCAAATTTCAGTGGTGTACACTCGTTAATAGGCGAACGCATAGGTATTCGTGTAGCTGGTGTCGACACGCCAGAAATGAGAGGCAAGTGTCAGAAAGAGAAAGATTTAGCGCGCAAGGCCAAACAAGTAACAGTCGAAACCCTACGGTCAGCTAAGGTCATTGAGCTTAGGAACACGAAACGAGGTAAGTATTTTAGGATAGTTGCTGATGTGTATGTTGATGATAAAAGCCTGACTGACATTCTAATCAGCTCAGGCCTAGGTGTAGCTTACGATGGCGGCACTAAAGCAAAAGATTGGTGCGAGTGATTAAAATACTCCGCTTAGCTATAGGTAATTGCATTATAGCTAATGGTTAGAGAGCTATATCCATTTGTACATTTGACTTCACAGAGGAGCCTAAATCTAGAGTCCCATCTATTATTCCACTCGCTAGCTGTGCAATTGAAAAAGCTAAATTACACGGTACGGCATTGCCTATCTGCCTAAATACAGAGCTTTGACGTCCTAAAAAAGTAAAATCCTTAGGGAAAGTTTGCAGTAAGTGAGACTCATCAACTGTTAATCTCCTTAAGTGTTTAGGGGCGGCATCTGGGGCAAATGGTTTGCCTCCATCTAGCAGATGTTGGTGATACATTTCAACCCAAGGAGTAGCTCCGTTGTATAATTGTTCTTCATCAATTATCGGCGTTCTATTTCCCCCCATGCTAGCATGTAGTGTACTAGAGTGACTGTCAGGATTTATTGGTCTACCTTGGCCATTAAAAAGCATTCCTGCATATGGAGACTTTCTCAAAACAGGTGACTTTGCAATTGATATTTTGGCGTTTACGACCTTATCATTGCTAGGGCTGCCCGCTGGTCCCAAGTGAGTTATAGTGTCTCTTACTGTTTTGCTTTCTTTTCTGAAATTGTATATGTGCCCAAGCAACGTGCCCTCAAATGTTTTTTCTTTATATCCAAATAAGAACATTCTTTCACGAGACTGAGGAACTCCAAAATCCTTAGAATTTAAAATTAATAACTCAGTTTTATATCCCATTCTTTGCGCGCGACGACAAAGCTCTTCGCGGACAAATAAAAACTTACTTAGTGTACCAAGCGCTTTTACATTTTCCATTACAAATACTTTGGGCTGCACTTTTTCAATGGCCTCCATATAACTTATTACAAGCTTACTTCTTTCGTCATTAGGGTCCATATTGCCTGCGACGGAAAAGCCTTGACAAGGCGGGCCGCCAAAGAGGCAATCAACTTCTTTGAATTGATTTAATTCCTTAATATGCTCATTTATATCTCCGTGAACAACATGAGGTCCAAAATTCTTTTCATACGTTAAGCACGCATCTTTATCAAAGTCGTTAGCCCAGATAGTTTTGAACCCAGCTTTACGAAAGCCTACGTCCATTCCTCCAGCTCCACAAAAAAGCGAGATCGCTGTTTTTTCTACGTTATTCATAAATATATATTTTTAGACCTTAATGTTAAACGAAGTATATATTCGATTTTGGAATATTTATGTTTCAGCTGTCAAATGAGAACATAAAAATAAGTTGTTGTAGCCTTCAAAGAAATTTATGCAAAATCCTCGTCCATCTTCTATACATGATATCAGATATCAAGATGTCATAAAGCTTATTGTTAATGCGAGAAAGGACAAAAACTTGTCTCAATCGGAATTAGCTGAAAAGCTTGGCTTCTCTCAACCGGACATTTCTAAAATTGAAAGAATGGAAAGAAGAATCGACATAATTGAATTATTAGATTTTCTGGATTTTGTTGCGGGCGATGACATTGAATACTTTGATAAATTATGGAAGAAAATCAATGAAAGCTACCGTAGACCTAAATCAAGCTAAAAGCATAATCACACAAGCTATAGAGGTTGTAAGATGCGGAGATTGGGACCCTCAATCTCCTCAATCTGATAATATTAAATCAGTAATTTTAGGCACACACAAAACCTACCGCTATGTCCTTTTAAATGGAATTTTAGCAAAGTCCACAAATGGTGACTGTAATGCTCTAGTGCTACAGGCTAAATCTAGTCTAAACGGGGCTTTTGACGCTCGGTCACTTTGTCATAAAGTTGTTGTGCCAATAGAAAGAGAGCTTTTAGGCGGTCGACTAGGTGAGTCAAATGAACCATTCTTGAATAAACCAGCAAGATATAAAGAGCTATCTACAGAAAATGCTGTTAGGCGTGGTAATGATACATTGATATTGAATGCTGCTATTGCTGTCCTGTCATCACTAAGATCATCTGATGAAGCTCTTGTCGCATTAAAAGACTGTCTTTATTGGGTTTTTAAGCGTGAGTCAAGAGATTTAAATGATTTCCTAACAGGTGGGGATGGTACATTTTACCAATCATCATTAGTGTCTTTTGCGCGACGATTATTGCACAAATCGCATGAAGGAGAAACTAGCGCAATATTAAGTGGGACCGCATTCTCATTACTTGGGACTCTAACTAATCGTGATTTCTTAGTTAAAACGCATAAAGTAAACCAAGCTGGCTCTTCGTCAAATGAAGTTTCGGACATTGATGTCTATGAAGACAATCGTTTGGTTTATGCAGCAGAAGTAAAAGACAAAATATTTACCTCCCAGGATGTTGAGCACGCTATAAGTAAAACAGCTCAAAGTGGTCACAAGTCTATCCTATTCCTGAAAGGGCCAAGAGCATCTCTAGTCAGTGGTTCAGAAGAAGAACTAATCAACTTATGGGAAGAAAAAGGCTTTAACCTCTATTTTGTAAGCGTTCTTGATTATTTCGTTGCCATAGTTTCGGTATCACAAGTTTCTAGTCCTGAAGATTTTATGCAAATAGTTAACATGCATGCTGACTTAGCTAAAGTAAAAGACCAAACATTTTCATACATAGGCGAATGCGTTACGGCGCAAGGATGGTGATATGTCTATTTAGGTCAACTATGTACTTATATGAGGGAAATACACGCTCTACATTATTGAATTTAATCTAGGTTAATAATGTTCCCCCTCTGTAGCTAAACCGCAAGCCCACTAACAGTGGGCCCATTTCTTAACTTGTAACAACATGCCCTTTTACAAGTTGGCGGTGCTGAACCCAACCACGGAAGTTCCCAGACCAGCGAACGCCATCAGTATCAAAATGTGTTATACCTAGGCGCTTGGCCTTGGTGCTACTTATCTTGTGGTACGTTGGAATAGGTGATGCTTGGTGCTCAAAAGGTGACGCATGTACACGGCTACCCGATGTAAGTGATCTGAATATCTGCTCAGCTTTAGCAAGTGATGCGTCTAAAACGCGGTAGCTAATCTGTGCACAACATGAAACCGAAATCATCAACAGTGTCTGTAGGTCATACTTTTCACGTAGCTCAGGGGTAATGTAAGGCATGTGCCACTCCTGATACCCTAAAGTAGTAGGGTTACTACTATCTAGAGCTAAACTAAGCTGCTCAGCGAGTACACGTATCTCAGGCTGTGCGTCTTCATGGTCGCGTAACCATAAGAAATTCGCCCACTCCGTTGATGTAACCAAAACCTTCATTGTTTGGAACGTTTCTAATATACGATTCGAGACTTGCTTGTGTAGCGATACTTTTTCCATCGCCCAATGTAACCCGCAGGCCACATTCGATGCACCGCGCCACATAGTCCGAGCTAAGCGTAATTTCATACCGTGCAGGCTGTTTTTCGCTTGCATGCCACGCTGGTTCTCGCCCCAATGCACGGGCAATGCTGGTTCCTTCCATACTTGTTCCCTTACTTTCTTTGCAGGTATTGCGCGGGAGCTTGCGGCGTTACGTGAAAAGACACGGTGCGTCATAAGCTCTGCGTGTATAAACCTAGGATATTGTAGTTCAACCGTGGTGATTCGTACACCATTTGCTATTGAGTCTGTTATTACATTTGCTGTTATCATAATTATTGGTGTTACTGCTTAAGCCATTCGTTAAAATTTGCGACATTAATTAGAAGTCTACCATCTTGCGCTCTGCGCCAATGCTTTTCCTCAAACAACTGTCCACGTTTAATCTTGCTACGTAGTGCGGCGACAGTATAACCTGTCGCGCTAGCCATAGCGTTAAGTGTGATCCACTCAATACCTTTAGCCATTGTTTTCATCGCAGTACATATTCCTCCGCTGGGGCAGGGAACAACTCTAACTGCTTGGCACGGCTGATTAGCATGTCGTAATCACCAGAGGCCGCCCAAAGTAGGGAGATTAACATTTCAAACTGTGCTGCGCTAAACTCATTCGCTACCGTAGATAGCACGCGTGTTAAATGCGTCGTAATGTCACTGCTAACAAATGCAGGTCGATGAACGAGTGCGTCACGAATGTAGTAGTTTCGCTTACCTTTCTCAAGGTCAGTAACATCTTTCAAACCAAAGCGCCAAACGTACTTGAACGCATTACCTAGTGCAAAATCCATATGCCGTATGAAGTTGATGGCCTCAATACTCCGTGTGTTGTAATGAGGCGCTTTTTCTATAATGTCAGTGTTTAGTCTTCTGCTTTTTTCATTGTCCGGCATTTCTCAGTCCTGTGGTATTAAGCCACTTACTTAAATAATTTGCCTCTTCGGTCGGGGTAGTAAACACAAACAACCCGTATAATATCGTCTTCGGGGTCGACCAAGTAGCGTTTACCACCTTGCCAAAGCTGCTCTAAAATCTCCCAGCCTTCTTCGGTTTGCGCTAAAGTACCAAACACATTGGGATTCTTACCCCCACGTATGTATATAACACTGTCATTTTCACGTACAGAACCCTTAGGGTTAACCAGTAACATAGAGCCTTTTGGTAGCGCATAGTCTTGGTAGTCAACCTCAACAAGATACGATTCCTCGTTCTCAAGTATTGTTTCAACAAGCACTGCTGAAACACTTGGCTTGCGACCCGATAAAGTAGCTTTTACTTTAACTGGACGGCCTGTCACTGAGGCAGACTTCGCCCCCATTTCTTCAAATTGAGTACCTGTAAACGCTGAAAACTTTGATAGAAAGTCAGTGTTTAACGGTATAGCGCCCCGCATATATTGGCTGAAAGCCGATTGGTTCATGCCCATCGCCTTCGCCGCTTTTTCTTGGTTTAGCGACTCAGTTGCTTTATGGGTAGACCACGCTAGTTGTACTTTTTTTAGTACGTCGTCACTATATTCCATTAATATTACCCGTTGTGGTTGCTTTGCTTATAGCGATAGTAACAGTAACCCTACTATTTGTCAATGTGCTAGTAAGCCTTGATAAGCTATGTTTACCAGTGTGGGCGGCATCCAGCCTGTCTACTTTGTCACAGTAGATGGATGGCTAGTACCCCCGTTTTAGTAGTGTTCGTAATGAATTGGGCTATAGCTTCATAGTTTAGAGCTTTAGCGCGTTCTGCAAATTGTTCTGCAGTAATACCGTTCACCCATTCGTCAGGGTCAGTCAATACCACGCCACATACTTGCCTTTTATGTTTCAAGTCCTCGCAGCCTATTATTACTGCGGCAAGCTCGTTGGCCTGTACACTTTCCTGCATCCACATAAGCTGCTGCTGGGATAGGTTGGGCACGATTCGTGTCGTTTGACGCTTGGGGAGTGTTTTAATGAACTTATACTCAACCCAAAGAGGACGTACACCCTCTTTATGGCGGTAAAAAGCATCAGGCACACCACCTGCGAAGTTGTCGTTAATCTTCCATGATCGCATTATGTCAGCGGGTAAACGTTTTCCGATGTTTACCGTGTATTGCGATTCAATCATTATAAACCTAGTGCATCAAAGCGTTTAAACAGGGTGAGTGCTTGCGCCTTTGCGTCATGTAAAGCGTGATGGGCTATCTCAGGCTCGATGGCCGTAACACTAGGCGTAAGGTAGCGTAGTGTTCTGTAACATAAGTCACCTTTATATGTCCAAGGTAGCGTTGTGTTACATGCTTTGTAAGCTGCTTTTAATAGAGCGTTATCCATTATAGAGCCATTGCCCCATAAATTTATTTCGTCTACTGAGTAATGACCTGCTTGGTAGTCGATGAACTGGCTTAACTGGCGCAGGGCGTCAGCTATACGCGGGAATGTGTTGTTGTTCTTGAATTGATCACGGGCTGCTTGGTCTTGCTGCATCCACCACATAACGGTGTCAGCATTAATATTCAGTCCCGCCGTTTGGCAGCTTTCGAGGCTGATTTTAATGTAAAAATCGCCGCCAAGCTGTCGGGTAGCAATGTCCATCGGCACTACGCCAATAGCAATTATTGCATCGCCAGATTCTGTGCCCATCGACTCTAGGTCGACCATGTAGTCTTTAAACACTGGTTCTCCTTCTTTTGTCGTACCACTCTCGATTACAGGTGTTGCACCATAATGGATCAAATTTCATTTTTAAAGCTAAAAAGTACTTAAAGTGTAACTGTTAACCTCAGATTCATAAGTGGTTGTTATATCGATCTATTTATAAACAACCTATACTTTTCGGCCACAAAAAAGCCGACCCTTGTGCGGTCGGCATAAGCCCTAAGTGGAGGGCTTTAGTTATGCAGCTTCGGCTTTGTTCGTAAACATCGCGTCGTACATTTCAACAGCTTGTGCGTATAACTCATCGGGAGCATGAGCGACAAGTGACACGTCAAGGTTGAAGAAATTACCTGAGCTATTAGACTCAGACACAACGCCAAGTTGCCAAACGCAACCAAAGCGAGGGTTGCCTTCTTTTTCTTCGCCAGCGATAAGTGTGTTCCACGTTCGTGACTTTTTGGCTTTAACCCCCGGCATATCGAGAAGAGCAACTGACTTCGGATTACCTTCGTCGTCTAGCACTAATACTAGGTGAGTTGGGTTCTCAGAGATATCGTGGTCTTTAGCCGCTAGACCTTGCTCTTCTAACGCGTCATAAGCTTCAACTTCGGTGTCGAACGAGCCAACCATACCGCCGCCTAACTTACGTTTGCGCCATACTACAATCTTACGAGTGAAGCTTAAGTTTATTACGAACATTGACGTGTGAAGTTCTTCTGTAACACTGTTCATAATCATACCAGCTTGTGCGCCATCAACGCGTCGAGCATTGCCTGGTTCTACTTCTGGGTTGATCATTTGAAGAAGTTTTAAGCGTGGGATTGCAAGGTCAGCTGCTGTTACGCCTTCTGAACCGAGACCTACATACTCGCTACGCTCTTCGATAGTTGCTACACCGCCAAAACGCTCGTCTTGAACTGCTACTTCTGTTTTCTTCGACATAATATTTATTCCTAGATTCGTTAATTCGTTAATTCGTTAATTCGTTATTGAGTCAATTCGACCCCTTAGGATCAATAAACCCCCGCAAACTGACTAGGTAAGCGGGGGCTAGCAAGCAACCACAACAAGTCACATAAGAGAGAACTAGCTGAGGTCGACATAGTAGTGTTACTGTTAAAGTAAGTCAATAGTAGCACTAATTAATTTTTACGTACTGATATTTTGCGTACTTGAATAGGTGATACACCAACAAGCGATTCACCTGTACTTAGCAGCTCTCTAAATGGTGCTGCGTTGATTTTGCGTTGTAGGAAGTAGAATGCATCGTTATCTTTAATGTACTCGTACAATGCCTCCCAATCCGTTACAGCGGGTTGTGTTTCTTCGGCCATGGACACAGAACCAATGCCCGCGTATGACACCTTTTCGCCCACTTCTAGCGTGGCAGCTAAGTCAAATGCCTGTACTTTCGTGACAGGTGTTGTTTCGAGCTTGGCCGTTAATCGCTTGCACTCAGCCGTAAGCTTAGTGATTTCGTCAAGGTTGAAGTCTGACATAGCTTTTTTCAAACCTTCGTGCGCTTCACTTAACTTCTCGCGGGTGTCTTCAAAGTCGCCACCGAAGTCAACAACTTGCTTACGGGTGTTACGAACGTCCTTTACCGCCTCGTTAAAAGCTTCAAGGTCGAAGTCTGATGCAGTGATAGCGAATTTGTTTAATGGTGCTTTGTTCATAATAGTTCTCTCTTTAGTGGTATTTGTTAGGCTGCTTGCGACAGTCCTGCGATAGTGTTTAGTAAGTCAATCATATTCATTTGCTTGTCGAGCATCTTTGCGTAGACAATTTCCTCTACGGTGTCCTCGGCAGCAATATGGATAATCTCGGTCTTACGTTCTTGGCCTGTTCGTATTATGCGGTGGTTAAACTGCTCATACAGGTCGGCACGATAGGTTGGACTTGCCCATATCACACGGTTTGCGACCGTTAGGGTTAATCCGTGTCCCGCTGACTGCGGGTGTGCGAAAATTACTTGAATGTTACCTTGCTGAAATTGGTAAACGATTCGGTTACGCTCAAGTGTTGGGGTGCTCCCATCAATTACAGCGTATTTTAGTCGGCGTTTTGTGGCCTCTGCTATTAGGCCATCGCGTTGGTGCGTCCAGTTAAAGGCCACTAATGCGTGGTCAGTCTCTTCAACCAAATCAAGCACCAACTCGTAACGCTCTTTGTGGACATTTACTACTGAGCCATCTTCGTTGTATACGCCGCCTGATAACGTCTGTAGAAGTTTCTGCATACGTGATCCAGCATGAACAGCGTTTAGCATTTCGCCACTTTCAAGTGCCAGTACCGACTCGCGTTTTAAAAACTCGTAGTCGCGGCGCAGCTTAGCGGGTAGGGCAACAGATACTTCGCGGTAAATGGTTTCTGGTAACTCTTGCACGTCATTTAGTGCAACGCGTGATGTAATGTCAGACAACATAAGGGTTACATGGTCAGCTGCACCTTCTTTGTCTTCCCACTTCATTGCCCCAGCGGGTGCGCCAAGTACGGGTTTCGGGTCGCATACTTGCTGGCGGAAACCAAAGAAGTTCTTGCCTAAGCGTTCGCCTCGGTCAATTAAGAAGGCCAAGTGCCAAATGTCCAATATGGTATTGGGTGAAGGCGTACCGGTCATTAATGCCATCTTGCCAATGTCACCGGCGATTCGATTAATGGATTTAGAGCGCATAGACGCACGGTTACGGAACGCATCGCCTTCGTCCACTATTAACACATCAAAGCTATCTGCTAAGTTTTCATTGTCGATCATCTTTACCGTATCGTGGTTGGTGATAACCCACTGTGCGTTACCTTTTAGTGCCTTGCGCTTCTTGGCCGCTGTCCCCGATGCAATGGCATAGGTGGTTTCAGGCCAGCCAAAGCGTAGGTCTTTAGCCCATGCTGGTGTCAAGATAGACAGGGGAGCGAGTACAAGTACACGCGCCTCAGGCCAGTAAGTCTTAACAGCATGAATGCAGGCCAGTGTCTTACCTGTACCGCAGCCATCGAAATTCAGCACCCGCTCGTTTTCACCCCACAAACGGGCAAACGATACTTGATGCCCGAATGGAGTAAATACTGGTTTAGGCTTTTTAGGCAACATCTAGCCCCCTGTAGTGGTCGAAACCACACGCGCCGTTACCGTATGCCTTGCCTTCTTTATTCGTATTGCAGCCATACTCACAGAATCGGCAGGTATGGGCGTTGGCCGAAGGGATGAAGTCCTTGGTCGTAGTTAGCTTTTTAGCGCGGTTGTGCATGCGTAGGATAAGCATCCCAAGCTGGCGGCGGTTAAAGGTACGCAGCATCTTAATGCCTTCATCTATGTACCAGAACTCAACGCGAAAAACGTCTAGCTCAGGGAAACGATACATGGCATGCAGCGCGTAGCTTAAGCCTTGGTCGGCGTGTTTCATTTCGTTGCCAAACTTGCGGCCAGTTTTGTAGTCGATGATGCGACATGTGTTTTCGTCTTCCATCACGAACGCATCTAACTTGGCGCGCCCCCAAAGCTCGTCGTCGTCCCATTCACATGGCGACCAATCTTTGCGTATGCCCCAATTTTCTTCCATAGTTACTTTGCCAGCACGAAATTCTTCACGCAGGGTAGTGAAGTCACCTGATAACTGGTCGAACTTGGTGCGCGGGTCAGCTGGTAACTCAGCAATGTTGCCTCGCACCCATTCTTCGCAACCATCGTGAATCAGTGTACCGCGCTGTGCGGCCTCGCCTGACTCAACATAAATCTTATCTACTTTGCCAAGTTTTACTGCCCACTGACAGTTTTCAAACTTCTTGAGCGTTGAGAATGACCATGCTCGGACTGCTGCTGTTGGGAAGTCGATAACCATTGCGCCTCGGACTTCTTCGCGCGTTTCTTTCGCTTGTTTAAGTGCATTCGATAGAGCATTTAGGCTACCTGCTTTTTTGACAGTGGGCGATGCAGCCTGTGTAACCACAGACTGTTGATTTGTTTCTTTGGCACGAGCGCCTAGCATTGCTGCTAGACCCTCTTTGTTTGCTGCTTTGTCGACGACTACAACTTCTTTTTCAATCGACTTCTGGCCTGTTTCAAGTGCCTTGGCCTTTAGCTTTTCAGCAAAGTTCATTGGCGCTGCTCCTTTGAGCGGCGGCGTAGAAATGCTGCACAGTTATCAAGACCAATGTGAACTTCGTCATTGAATGCGATAGCGGGCGCAGTGCGTAGGCCATGTGGGTTGGTGTCTTCGATGCTCACTTCGTTTAGCGGGACACCTGCGAGTGTGGCGTATGCTTTAACATCGTCACAGAATTTACATGTCGCTGTTGTATATAGAGTTGGGTTGGTCACAGATTAAATCCTTCATTGGTGTATATTTCGGGTTCAGCGGACTGCTCTAACGTTTCTCTGGCCTCAGCCATTGCTTTGTCAAAGTCGTCGCTTGTTCTTTGGTTTGGATTAATAGATGCCACGTTCTTAGGTAAAGAACCGTTGGCCTCTTTAATTTCTTCTAAAATGTCTAAGTCACTGTATGTCCACACAACTTCTACGCAGCGTGGTCGTGAAGGTAATGACTTATGTGCCCCGACAGGATGGGACTTGCGTTTCTTTGCAACGTCATGTGTCGATAACATGCGGGACAGGGCGTTATCTGATATCTCTTTGCCTGCTAGGTAGCTGTAAAGCATCCGCAGGTCTTCGGGTAACAAGTAACAAGGTTTACTGGTGTTCACATGCTCAAGGTTCGCGGTCAGGAACGTCTTAACGCGGGTCAGCTGGGCGAACTCTTTAGGTTCAAGGTTGGCTGCTGACTTATCCAAAATGCCAATGAATGCGCCAAAATCTCCATCGCGTAACGAAGAGAAAAAGCTATCAGTCGCGCTCATACCCGCTTTCTGCGTGTCTATGCGTGCTTGGTTCATTAATATTGAGCTGGCTTGGTTCATGTCAACTTTGAATGACCGTAGATAGGTAGCAAATGCGTGAAGCTCACCCTTTATTAATTCATCGGTGTGCTCTCGGTGCGCCTTTATGTAACCTAAGCGTGTTTCAAGGTCGCGCTGCTGTCTTGGTGCAATGTTGTAGCGTCGTTTATCTGACACAGGCATAGCATCAAGGTCATTCGTTGCAAAGATGAAGTTCAGGCGCTGTGTAACCTCGCGCTGTTGTTGCTGCATCTTACGCAACATCATTGTCGGCTCAGTGATACGCGTTTTTAGCAGTGACGCTGCTTTGGTTAAGCTGGCCGCCCCGCGCATGTTGAACTCATCGACCATGAGTAGCATTAAATCTTCCATCCAGCCGTTAAACTGGTCGTCTGCAATACCTTGTAGCGTATTCTGTGCTACATATTGCTGGCCTATAAGTGGGCGTAAAACAGCTTTGAATAACAAGCCTTTACCTGTGCCCTCTGTACCGTGAACAAGCCATGCTGTCTGCGTCTTATCACGTTTCTGCATGATGAACGCCATCCAGTTAATGAAGTGCTCAAAACAATCCATATCGTCGCCAAGCATATTCAGAATAATCTCTGATATGACAGGGCATTCGTAATGGAGCATCCACGCATTGCCATACGTTAATGTCTCTGGGTATGGGTGCTCAGTCTTCTCGCGCATGTAAATAGATGGCTTGAAGCGGTTGATGTAATCCTTGTCGCCAATCGAAAACTTGGTTTCTTCTCGGTTAGGATCAAGGGTGATATGTGCCGCAGGAACAGGGTCGGGTACTAGCTGGCCGTAGTGCTTTAGCCACTCTTCGGCTACCTGTGAGTTGCGTCGCTCGTTAAGCTCAACAATCTCGTCGTTCTCGCGGTCGTATTCCATCGTGATATAGGCGTCAGACGTCTGGTCGATGAACATAGAACGCTGAACCTTGCGGTACACGCCTTCTTCGTCTTTCACTTCTTCGTATGCTTCACCATAACGCTCTACGTGTTTAGCGTAAGCCTCAGGGTCAGCAGACTTGAACATAAAAGCGGGCTCGTCTGGCACGAAACAGCGCACAACTTCTGGGTTAGAACGTGCTACCCAATACGCGTTATTTTTACTACCACCTACGTTGTACCTAACAAATTCTGAATCTTCGTAGGCAAACTCCATGCGAACAGGTGGCGGGTTGGCCATAACGTTCATTGGTCTGCCATCTACGTTGATCCGAGTAAACTTCGGCTTGTGACGAGTGATGCCCGCCTCTTGCTGTAGTTCCTTAATCTTGGTGTCACGTATTTGGTTGATCGCATCCATTCGGTCATGAATGCTCTCAAGTAGTGGGTCTAAGTTAAGCAGTGGTTCGTCCTTGTCAACTACCACGAAACGCTCGTCGTCATTGGCGAAGGGGTTAGGCTGCTTGGGTCCAAAACTTGGTGGCGCAACATAGATAAGTCGTGATGGCTCAGCTAGGCACGGGTCGATAACGCTCTTTAAACGTGTCTTAGTCTTCGTTAACTTTAAACGCTGATAAATATCCATTTGAGAATAGTTAAGCGAGGTCAACCAGTCCTTTAACGCGCGGTGCGAAACAGGGTTCTTTAACAAAAAGTGTATGTGTACCGACACCTCATCTTGGTTCAGGCCAAACGAACTTGAGGCCATCGCCATGTATGAAACGTCATGCAGTGTGGTTGGCAACATTTCAATCACCGACTCGGCTACATCACGCACGTCAGCGGTACGGTAGCGCTCTTTAACATCACCTTTAAGCTTGAGGCCATCAACGTCTAACACTAAAAAGCTAGTGCGGGCGTCTTGGTCGACCATATTGCGGCGCGACTCGTGGGCTAAAGGGCGGGTGAATAAGCCCTTGTACAGTGCTCGCCCGTACTTAGCGTTCTCAAGGATTAGCTTGCGGTAGCCCTCTAAACCTTCTTCTTCTACATTCAACTCTGCTTCATGCGACGTCAGCTTTGCAGCAAGAGGGTATGAGCGAGAACTGCCGTCCGCTAGGCCGATAGTCTTGCGTAATGGCCCTATTTTGCTGTGCGCGGAAACAAAGTGTAGTTTCATCGTATTTATGCCTCCCTTGGGTATTTGTCGAAATCGTCCGCACAATCTGCGTCACAGAACAATTGGTTAGGTATGACTAGCAATGGCTCACCGCAGTTGTAGCAGGATTCTTTGGGTTCTAGTTGCACGGTTACTATTCGTGCGTTTTTGAGCTGAGCGGCAAGCATAAACTCTTGCTGCTCAACAGATCTGTCTATGAAATCGGGCATATTACTTTTATTAGTTATTAGTTGACTGTTATTTAGTTTAGCAGTGTTACTAATAACATTCACTAGTTTTAGGCCGCAGCTTTGAAGAGTGGATGCCCCAAAAAGCGAGAAACACGCGCTTCACGTTCCAGCACAATGGCGGGAGCGTTAGGCTGGCTGGCAGATTTGATTGTTGCGTGTGTCGACCAGTAAGTCAGTGTGTTGAAGAAAGCCCACATCGTTTTACCCAATGTACCGCTCTCTGTTAACCATATGTCGAACAGGCGTGTGTTCATGGCCGCAGAACCACGGGAAAAAGCCTTAATTAACCCTATGGCCTTATCGTCCGTACAAAGCTCTTTAGACCATCTTCTCCATTGATCGCCCATTCGCATGAAGTTATCGACAGAGGCTGCCACACGCGTTTTTACTTCGTTTACTTGGAATCCTGATGTGTGGCGAGCAACATAATTTGATACGTCGTCGCCTACGACCATACCGTTAGCACACACGACGCGATAACCACCCATATTGATGCGTAGGTTAGTCGACCCATCGTAACTGTTAATCACATTCAGACGCAGGTTCGTAACGTCACGACGCCCACGGCCTATACTGATTTTGTGCTCAGGGAAAATGTATGAGCGTATCGAGCGGCCACCTTCATAGGCCACAGAATCAACAATACGCATGCCGCTGGTGTCCAATGCCTCGGAGCTACGTATAGCTGAGTCAACGCGGTCGTACACATCGGCGTTCTTGATCAGTGTGTAGCGTTGGCCGTGTACCGCCAGCACTGTGTTCGTGTCTTTGCGTACAATAGCCTGCAAGTCACGGTCTGGTAAGCCGGTTAACTCGGTTAGTGGTCGGCATTCAACAGGGAAGAACAGGCCAGCTGACGCGTGTACCTGCGCTGCTGTTTCTTTGGCATGAACTAAGTTTAACACTGCTGGTTTGGTGGGGAACTTCAATACTGCGCTCATTTAAAATCCTTGTGGTGTGGTCTTTTATGCTAAAAAAGGGCACTAAAATGTGCCCTGGTATTATTGGTAATGCCCGGGGTTAATCGAGCCGTGATGATACCCATTTGCCATTGTCGCGAACTGCGGTTATGCCGTAGGGGTACATGAGCACTTTGTCGTCACTGTCTAGGTCACGGATTAGTGCTACTGGTGCAAGTGGTTCGTCTCCTAGGTAGTGATACACATAGTCTTCGCCTATGGTCGCCTCGCTGCTCCAGTTAGTGCCATATGCGTAATTGTCGTCTAGGTTCTCGCGGAAGGTCTTGCCCCCCTCGGTGGCGTACAGCGGTATGTAACCACAGTATTCGATCATTTCTTCTGGCGATATGTCGTTGCGAAACACAGTGGCCTTTGATGGGTTAGTCTCGACTGAGTAAGACTTGGCACCAATTTTTAGTTCACCTATTTGGTTATTCTTCATTTTGTTTCTCTCTTACTGCAAGTATTACAAGGGCGGCTGCTAGGTAAATGTCACCTGAGGTTACAGCTGCTGGGTCACGGCCAAAGAAGTCACCGACTACGCTAATCGCTAGGAACGCGATGCACATGAACAAAGGGTCTAAAAGCCATTCAGAGAAGGCGCTAACGTACATTTTAAACTTATTCATTTAGGTCACACCGTGGGCAGTCAAGTTCAACAATGGCCATTTCTGAACCATCTGGCATAACCGATTTTGTTTGGCGGTGGCTTGGGCGCAAGAACTCGTTGCACTTCAAGCAGCGGCGGTTGTGCGTTTGTTCACGGTCGCCAGCGCCTTGTATCGGCTCGTAGTTTGCGTATTCAATGAAAGGGTGGAACTCGCCCTCAATTCGGTTTGCTACGTGTTTTTGTGCCTTCTTCAAGTTAGTGAACACCATAATGTTCTCATCACTGTCTTTGAGCACCTTAGGCTCAGCGTCAGGCATTACCAGTAGGATGATAGTTGGCTTGGTCGTAGCGAAATTGTTTGGTTTTGACATATTATGCCGCCTTCTTTATTGCTTTAATGAATTTGGTTGCCACTTTGTTACGTTGGCAGTAATCAAGAATGTGGTCTTTGGCTATCTGCGAATCCAGCTCAGTAGGTGATGAGTTAGACGCCATCGCCCAGTTCACATCGCCAGAGGCTGTTAATATGCCTTGGCGCGTAATGCCACGTTCGCGGTGGTGGAACTCAAGAACAGGCGTGTGCGCTATGCCACCAAAACCGTTGTCTTTGTTCACGAACATGTGCGGTATCATACGAATGCTGTTGCCCGAATCAGGGTCTTGGTAGAATGGTGCGAAACCTTCGGCCTTCATTTTGCGTGCAAGCTCAGTGGCGTTCTTCATGGCCTCAACCTTCTGCTTGCGAGCGGCTTCAACATCGGCCTTAAGCTCAGCAATCTTGGCTTTCTGGGTCTTGTTCACTTTCTCTAGGCGCTTAGGGTCAAGCTGCTGTAGCAACTTCAACTCAGCACGTAGCTTTTGTACCTCGGCACGGTCAATACCTTTGTGCTCGATGGCCTTATCAATCACGTCGCTTTGTTTGTTCAGCGTCGCGTTCTTCTTATTAATTACCGATTGCATGTCGTCAACCTGCGCTTTGAGTACCACAATCTCTAGGTTCTCAGTGCGTAGTTTAGTGCACTCAGCCTCAAGCTCTTCGATGCGATCAATGGCCGTGTTAAACTCGTCAACGGTCTCGTTGTGTGCCGCTGCTACTGCGATTATCTGTTCTAAAATGCTCGTTGCGCTGTCTGCAATATTTTGTACTGACATGTTCGTATCTCTCTGTGTTGGGAAAAAAGGGCAGGGGTGTCGACCCCCGACCTTTGGTACTTCGTGTTTAACTTATTTCGAGTATTCTTTTGCGTAGCCACCTTCGTTGGCTAGCGGGAGGTCAGATGCCCAGTCTGGTGCAACCGACATGTTGTGCTCCATAAGGGCAAAGGCATCATCTTCATGGCCTACACGCAGAGCTGCTAATATTTCATCGTGTACGCTGCCCATAACCCAACCCGTATTCGAGACGTTAAGGTCACGGTCAACAGACACCAGTTGCTCGGCTAGAATGTCACGCGCCGTTGCTTGAGCTATGTTCTCAATAAGCAGGCCGTGCCATAGGTATTTCATTAGTGGATTTCCCCAGCGGTCGTACTTGTCTGAGTCGAATACCACTTTAACTGATACGCCGTTGCGGGTTTCTTCACCTTTGTAACGTGCGTTGCTGTACTGCAATACTCGGCCTGATGGCAGCTCAACCGTGTCCTTGCGGGCAATGAATGAGTTGTTAGGACCAAAGGCCAGCTCGCCACCGTTAACGATTACAGGCATAACGCTGTTAGCCAAGAAGTGCCACATAGCCTTGATTGCGTAGTGCTTCAAGTCGTAGGTGTTCTTTACGTTCTTACAGAAATCATCTGACTTGAACATCGGTTCCATGCCCATCGGCCCACTGGCTAGGTACTGCTGGAAACCAAACCAGCCCATCGAAAAGCCTAGGCCAAGTGCCGCAGCCTTACCCATTTGTCGCTCGTCTGGGTGGGTCTTCTTGTTAACTTCAACGCCGAATATGTCCGATGCGATTGCGCTGTATAAGTCGTAACTAGGGTCGTCGCGGAAGTTATCTAACAGGTCTGTTTGACCACAAAACCACAAGTTAACTCGTAGCTCGATGTTCGATAAGTCACACACGCCAATCTGGTAGCCTTCGGGCGCTAACATTGACAAACGGTGCTTACCGCCTCGCGTGTTGTTCTGCTGGTTAAGGCGTTGACCACCTGACCAGCGGCCAGTCTGTCCCGCACCATAATAGTTAAGGAAAAACGGCATGCAGGCGTTGTTGAACCCACGACTACGGAAGGTGTCAGATACACTAATCATGCGCTCTGCACGGCTCTTAGCGATGGTAGACTTCACACGTTCACGGGCTTTGTACAACACCGCATATTGTGGGTTATCTATCTGTAGGCGAATGTACTCTGGGTCGCCCTTACCTAAAGCGGGTGACAACAGACCTGTAGTCTTCGATATCTTCTTAGGGACACGAAGGTCAAACTCGCGTAACAGTGCTTCATACTGCGGGTTCGAGCTAAATGTTTTAGGTGTAATGCCCAAAATGTCGTTGTCGTTACAGAACTGAATGGCCTCAACAACCGCTTCACCATCTTTGCGGGTTTCATCTACGATCACTTCTTCGAGCAAGTCCTGCTGAATGTCGAACTGCGGCTCAATTGCACCACGTAACGTGATGTGCATGGCGCGAATCTCGGTGCTCGCTGCAAGACCGATACGGGCGATGTAGGCCAAGAACAAGCGGCGTAACAAGTTGACGTCTTGTCGGCAATACTTAGCCAATGACTCGTGTTGGCGCGGCGTGATGTAGTCATACATAATCCCATCAACGTCAGCTAAGTCGTTGCCTTTTCGTAATGCTGGGTCGTCAGGCCATTCGTCTTTCGCACACGCGCCAAGTGATGCAGGCTTATGGGCAGCTAAATACTTACGCATCAACATGGTGTCAAAGTAAAAGTCGAACTCAACACCATGTACCCAGTTACAAATAGCACCATCGAATACGGTGTTATGAGCAACAAGGCCAACGCGTAAGCCATCGGCTCTTGCGTCTTTCAGCTTTTGCATCTGTGACTTGTAGTATTCGGGGCCATGGCCGTAGCTGATTTCATCGTCTAGGTCGATAACGACACCTAAACCTGTCTCATGGAATCTGTCACCTAAGATGTACTCAGGGTAGGTCAATGATTTAAGGCTGTACGACTTAGTGCCTTCGTTAGCTTTTGACTTGTAAAATGTCTCCCAATCAAGGAAAACGATAATGTCGAGGCCAAATGACTTCTTGATTACTTCAAGTGCTACGCGGTCTTCGGGAATAAAGGCGCTCATTAGCGCGCCCCCTCGTCTTCAACTTCATCGTCATGCTCTTCGTCATGCTCTTCGTCAATCGCCGGCGTTTCGTCTTCGGCCTCTTCACCACGTAAGATGCTGTCCAGCGATAAGCCTTCTTTCTGCTCTTCGCAATACTCAGCGGGGATAATGGCCGCAAGCTCTGGGGCTTCATCAATCACTGTGCGTAACGTCTTATGCGTTTCTAAATAGGCTGTTATGCGTTGCTCAATCTCGTCCGCTTGCTTTTGGACAAGGGCACTCTTAGGGAATAAGCCCATGATGCGCTCTTCAAACATCGGCAGGTCAGCAAACAGTGTGTCGTTCACGTTGCCAATCTGGTAAACATAAGGGATAGGCATAACGTCACCGAACTCAAGGTTCATGATAGACGTGCGGTCTTCACTCGTTACCGTAATGTGTGGGGCAGTGGGTAATGTGCCGTGCATGATAGTCGATACATCTTGGCCGTCAGCACACAAGTTGCCGATGCCATACATGTCAAATAGTGCCGAGTAAACTTCACGGCCAAGTGTTGCAAGCCCAGTGTTAAGGTTGTCGATGCGTTGACCCATTTGCGCTTTAACAACAGCCTGTGCAATCTTGCGGCGGTTGTAAGCATTAAGACGTAAGCCTAATTTGATTTTTTTCATGGTGGTTATTCCTGTACTGGAGTAGGTGTTAGTGACTTAAAGAACGCTACTCAATAATTAAGTAGCGTTACTGTTAATGCTAAGCGTCAAGGTGCTCGGCTAGCTGCTTAAGGGCTGCGTCGCACTCTTCGATACAGAACTTAAGGGCTTTGGCACTGGTTTCGATGCCGTCTAATTCTTTACGGTACAGCTCAAGGTGGCGTAAGGCTTGGATTGCCTCTTGCTGGCTCATGGCTTGGATATCTTTGCCATAAACATACGTTACGCACTTCACAGGCTCTTCTTCTAAGAAACTAGGTCGTGTGGCTACCTTAGGTGTTGCGCCTTTTTTGGCGGTTACTAACTGGCTTTGAAATGTTGTCATGGTGTTCTCCTATGTAACTTGGTTAAAATTTTCAAGCACACTTACTGCGGCTTGAAGTGCTTTGATTCGGTCGTGTGCTGCAAGGCGTTCGGCGTGTGATGCCTCCCGCGAGTTGCGTATCTTGGCTAAGCCTTCGGTCAGCTCTTCAAGACACAGGGCAGCAGCGTTAATACTGTCAGTTGACGTAGCCTTGGTGCGGCTTTTACCTGCGGTTACTAACAGCTGGTTGGCAATATCAACAAGGGTATGTTCGTCAACACGCTTTGAGAACATGTCGTATAATGCTTGGCCGTGGCGGTGTGACTCAACAAAGTCAACAACGAACTCCATTACGTAATCTTCGTCAACGTCACCTAATACGTTTTCAATGTCGTTGCCATCTTCAATCGCGTCGCTCATCACTTCTTGGAGGTCGACTGTTACGTCGCGCGACTCCATGTGTGAGTCTTCAAGGGTGAATCTGCTAAAGTTAGCCATTAAAATGCTCCTAAATGCTGCTTTAATATAAGGTACTCGTCATATGACACTTGCTGTGCGCCGTCGACAACATAGGTGAAAATGTCGTCAATGTAGGTGTCTGCTCGGTGCGGGTACTCTTCCAGTTCGTTGTGTGACTCGGCAGCTAGGGCACTGGTTATGGCCTCCGCTCCGTTATAAGCCTCACCTACTAACTCGACTCGCTTTTCGTAACCTCCGGTATGAACTTGGAGGCTTACGACAAAAGGGTGTGTAGTCATGGTTATCTGTACCCCCAATGATCATACCAATCATCTCTAGGTGGGGCTGACCCGTGCTCTAAAACATAGGCCGCGCGTTCTTTCGCAGCGTCTAAGTCGTCAGGCCACCATGGAGCGAATAGAAAATCCCACTCTGTACTGAAAAAACCATAACCACAGATGTCGGATGAGTAGTGTGTGAAGCTAAACACGTCTTCCGACCAAAACTTAGTTGGGAATCCATCAAGCGCGGCTAGGCGTCCCGCGAGGCAGAACGTAGTGCCGCACTCATGCGCCTTCTGCTCCATGTATTCGGGGTCACGGTGTACGTTGATACTGCTAAAGTTCACCATGTCGATGTTAAAAGGCTCAAGGTCTAAGATTCGTTGAGCTGTAGCCTGGTACTTGCTTTGTGTGGTCATGGTTATGCCGCCTGTGCTACACGGCTCTTGCTCACAAACAGTGACTGTGGGCGTTGGCGCGCGTTAATATCTTTATGGATTTGCATGTAATTCCACATACGGCCACCGTTCTCAAAGCTGTGCGAGCGCATACCGGTGTAGTGCTCAATGTTAGCCGTGCGTAGGTTAACTTGGTCAATGCGGTCGTGCGCCTTCGTACTGTCGCGTGACATGGCGCGTACTTGGCTTTGTAGTTTGATTACTTCGGTGCTTAATTTGTCGATTTGTTGTTGCTGTTCTTTGTTAGCAAACATAGGTGGGTACTCCGTTATCCGTTTGGTGGCGGGTTGCCCCACTTGGAGCACCCGCGTAAATAGGTTACGCAACGCTGTCTTTCGCTGCGATTTCTGACTGGTTACGCACTAAGTCATAGAAGTCAGGGTTGTTCATTGCCTGCTCTCTGGCGTCTGACAGTGCGCTCGATAACACGGCATCAGTAGAGGCGAGTATTTGGATCAAAGGAGACTCACCAAACTCGTTGTGTGCCGCTGCTAGGTGCGTCAAGGCCATAAGGTAATGTGTCGCAAAGGCATTGATTATGTCGTCAGCGGTGTGGGCTGAACTAACAAGCATTGGGATAAGTGAGTCGGCCAGCCTTTCAGTCGGTGGTGTCGTAGCAACAAGGTCGAGCATTGTTTCAGCTAATTCTTGATTCGGGTCGGTGTAAGGCATTATGCAGTACCTGCTTGTGCTGCGCGGCGAGCTTTACAGCCACCGCATTCACAGTCGTCAACCTCTTGGCGGTCTTCGTCTTCTTCGGTATCTGGCTCGTATTCTGTCTTATAGTTACGAACAACAGACTTGTGAAACGCCTTGTCAGTGGTTAGGTTCGCTCGTAACTGTGACACTTGATGCTCGATATCTTCAAACACCTCTTCAATCGCACCGCCAATGTCGTCAAGGTCGAAGTGCTTAAGGGCAGGGGCTGACTCGCCAATAAATGATATAAGCGTTGCTGTTAAAATCTTAACGCGTGAGCTGTGGTCTGTAACCGTGTCCATCATCATGGTCGAAACAGGAACGTACAGCGGTAATGAGCGGTTGTACTCGTCATGCTCCATGTGCTTGCGGATAACAAAGTCAAGTTTTTTGGCCATAATCGCGTTTGTTAGTAATGTTTTCATTGGTGCTCTCTTCTTTAGTGGATGGTTGATTAATTAGTATTTCGTGGCAAATGCTACTGCCAGCGATAGCAGTGTTACTACTAATGGTATGCACAGTAAAATGGTTCGTACTATGCGATTCTCGGCCTTACGGCGTCGTTTTATGTATCTGGTGGCGCTAGGTGTCATAAGTCCCTCAGTGGTCGGTACGTGGCGTATTCGTCGCCCTTTCCATCGTAAGCAACAACATGGTCGCCATTGAATAGGTAATTAGCTACTTTGCCAAATGTGTGGCTTGAGCTGACTGTGCCATTGGCCGCCGAACTCTCTAGCTTAACGCTGTTGGTCTGCACACGAATGACAGTGCGGGTTACGGTTCTTCGGCCATCGGGTAGAGGGCGGGCGAAAGTGGTTTCCCATCTTGAGCCAAGGCTAAGTGCTCGCTTGAACTGTGACAGGTTAGTGATTTTGGGTGCGGGCATCTTGTGCTCTCCGATGGTGGCACTCTAAAAAGTTGCAGCATAGTATAAGCACTGCTAACGCATGTCAACAGTGTTACTGCTAAAAAGGTTAAGCAGCGATTGGCTGGGTGGCGTCCAACGGGCTGGTAAACAGTGTGGGGTGCTCGGCCTGTGGTTTCAGGAAGTTTGGTAGCGGCTCTAGTCCTGCTTTGGTGAACTCAACAGTAACAGTGCGTCCTACTAACTCGCCTAGGTCGGTCAGGTTCTTGATACCCAATGCGTCTAGTAACATGTCGAGCTTTCTTTCCCACAAGGCGCGTGACTTAGGGGTCGTAGCGGCTAACAGGTGGAAGTTGCGGAAGTAGTAAACCCCCACTCGGCGGCCATCAAATGAGGCTATGCACTGCATGTTAATTGCTGGGTCGCCTGCGCCGTTTATTGATGCGCCTTCGATGTGAAACTGGTATTGACCAACGTCAAAATAGGGCTGCTGGTAGCCACGGGTTCTCGTAAATGCGGTGCTCATGCTGCGGCCTCCAACTCAACAGGGCTAACAGTAGGTGCAGTAAGGCGGCTCAGTGTGTTGCACAGGGCAAGCATACTCGTTACCTCACGCTGGTAGGCGGTGTCTGTATGTTCGTGGATCGTCGTTTCCCATACGTCGACAGGTGCACTCGCGCTGTTAACATGCAGAGTAGTTGGCGATAGCAGGGCAGATAGCACCGTGCCGTCTGGCAGTTGGCGGTCGAGTGCGTACCAGCCAGCGGGTAGCAGTGCCGAACGTAGGTCAACAAGCTCCATATTTGTGGGGCTGAACGGTGATGCCGACAGGTCAGATTGCGACAGATTCGTGCTGCACAGGTCAACGCCATCAAATAGACAGCCTGTGAACTTTGCTCTGTGTGCGTTGGCAAAGGACAGGTCAGCATCGGTTAAGTTGCAGTTGATAAAGGTTGACAGCGAGAGGTCAGCGAACATAAGGTTCATGCTGGCAAAGTGACAGTCGATGAATACCGCGTTGGCAAAGTCGCCTGTCTTGCTGCTGGCAGATGTTAGGGTCGTAAAGTCTGTGCCGTGCTCGACACGTTTCATGTTTGAAGCTGCATGGTCTTTCATTGGTAAACTCCTGTTTTGTGGTGGTTGCCCTGAGTTGGGCGCTGAATGCCTTGATAAATGATGTTAGTGCTCATTAAGTAAACGAATATCGCAAATCGTCTAGTTAATGAACATAGTGTCCACCTTTCGGGTTTTGGGTGTCCATGTTGCACGAATGTTAGAGGACACTTTTTGCGTCAAGTTAGTTGGTGCTTACTAACCCCCGCACCCCCATATGGCAGTTGCGAAAGGATTATCCCTGTACGTTTATTGAACGCTGTCCAGCTTGTCCACCTTGTCCACCTTTTTTATACCTAGGATTGGGAGAACATTATCTGTCAGAGAGGTGTTAAGGTGTAATATAATAATTAATATATAAATTGAAGCTGGAAAAAACATGGACAAGGTGGACAAGGTGGACAGACAAACCCACAGCCCCTGTCAGGGCTGGATTCCGAAGGTTTTGTAAAGGTGGACAAATGGCACATAAAGGTGGACACCCCCTGTCAAAAGGTGGACACTCCCCAGCATTTGCCCTCCAGTATTCCGACCCATAGCCTCCGCCACTTGTCAACTAATATCTTGCCGCCCCAATCCGCGCCAAATGCCCATAAGTACAACTCAGCCGCCGTAACCCGTTGAATACTAAAGGTTATCCGCTGGCTGTTTTGTAATTATCTATTATTCAGCACCCAACTACCAATAAAGGGCGTTGCTGCGGGAGAGCAGACGCTTAGCCTCGTTCGCTAATTGCCTAGCCTGCTCCGCGTGATGTTTAGCCCGCGCCGGTAATCCACGCGTCATCGCATCCTTCGCCGCCTGCTCCTGCTGGTAGGCCGCTGTCTTGGCGCTACGTGCTCGCCCAATCATATCCATCTGGCTCATGCCCATCGTTATATCTCCTATGCCGCTAACGGTAATGAAGGTTGCTCGCCCAGCGATAAGTAACTGTCTATCGCCCGCTGTTGCACCATAATGTTGAAAGCCGCCTGATAATGCGTGGCCGCCAGTCGTCGCTCGCCCAGCAGTAGCCAATGCTGATACTGGTTCAGGTGGTGCAGCCCTCGGCCAAGAGCAGCCAACCTATGCTCAAGCTCTCGGCCAGTCGCTGTCGGGTCAGCTATCAAGTGGCGGCGGTGCAATGCGTTAATCGGTGTCATAATATTCTCCAGTCTGTAATGAAGGCCAACCAGTAGAGGCCGACCAATGTGTGGTGAAGGCCAACCAGTAGAGGCAGACCAATGTGTGTCGTGCGCCAGTCGCCAGTCGATGCGCGGCAAGCTCGTGTCAAGCGGCAAAGGGTCAGCAGCCTGTGGCAAATGGTAAGGTTGCTCGTCACCCGCCACCCGCCAAATAGCCTCTGCCATTTGATACTCTTAAATTCTGTCATATCAGGCCCCCGCAGAAATAGATTTAAAGGCGAAGCCCTCTCCGGCTTATGTGCAGGAATTAGGGTGATTGCTTGGACTTTAGTGTCAGTCGTGGAATCTACCTTGACGCAGGACACCGGACATGCGGAATGAGGAACGAATGTAGGAGCGTAGCGGGCTGTACGAAGTGTACTAGCGTTGAGGTTAAGTGGAACGTCTGTAAGCTAAATCTAAGCTCCCTAATTACCAGCATAACGCCCATTATCCAAACAGAACGCTCATCAACCCTGTCTACATTGCTTTTATCGAATTATCCAAACCGCCTTATCCGTAGAATCTGAATAACAAACAACGAATAACAAACAACAAACAACGAATAACAAACAACAAACAACACATACCAAATAACAAATAACAAATAACAAATAACAAATAACGATCCTCACTCCTCACTCCTCACTCCTCACTCCTCACAAACGGTCTGGACTTACTCACATTCCCCACTTCTCACATGGCGGGGGCTAGTCGATAACCATAGTTTGGCGCTATGGGGCGCGGGTGTGCTGTATGTTCTGGCCTGCCTGTCTCGTGGTGTCAGGTCAAAAAGGTGGGAAGAATAGGGCGAAGGACGAGCGGGCTACAAGCTCAAGACTAGTGAACGTAGTCTGTATGGCTAGTGCTCATTACCTTACCGCTGGCACGACGTTCGATGTAAGCTTTGGTGCGAGCTTCATCAATCATCGTCACGATGCCCTTGCCCGCGCACTTAGCGCACGGAATGTCCTTGTTATACTTGTGCAATCGGTACAAGCCTGTGCCAGCGCACGACTTACACTTCCTACCCATAGCATCCGCTGCTATTTGAGCCACAGCCTTGATTTGCGGGGTCTTCTCCGCTACAGGTATGGGTTTACCTATCCACTCGTAGTAACGAGCACTATAGGCGCGTATACGCACTTTCTCTGTCGACACAGGTGTGCCAGCGGTAACAACCTCAAACATAAGGTTCGCGTCCAGCTCATCGCTGTATAGGTCTGCACTGTCGAATAGGTCTGGGATTTCTTTAGGGGTGTGATGTGAACCGAAATTAAACATGATATATCCTTTTTAGTAAGTGGGTGGGGCTGGCTAGCAGCCCCGATTGGTTGTTATAGGTTGAATGTTGGTACGTGCATATTCATCGCATCGTAACGAGCCGTGTCTTCGCGTGTAATCAGTTTCTCTTTGCGCTTGGCTTCAAGGAACTTCTTACGTTCGCTAACTAGGTGTGCAAGAGCTTCACCTTTATCTGTTAGTGCCTCGAAGTCGCCTTCGCCGTGCACCTTGTAAGCGTATGTGGGCTTAGCTGGGTGCTCAACTTCTGCATCACTAAATGCTGCGCTCAGGGTGTCCATCATTTCAAGTATGGTCTCCTCGAACACCTGCATGGCTTGAAGCAGGTCATTCATTTGCGTAATGCCCATGATGCCTAACTCTTCGTTACCATCGTCGTAGTAGCTGGCTGTCTGGCCTGTGGCTACTGCTGACGTGTTGGTGTAACCCTTGGGGCCATGCTCTTGACGAGATAAATCCGAGTAACCTTCGACTTTACGGTCGCGGTGTTCACCAGCACGGCCATCTGTCTCTGTGATTGCTGCGGCTTTCTTCTCTTCCATGAACTCGATACTCGCGGCCAAGTTAACCTCTTGCTTAGTGATATCACCTAAGAAACGGTTAAGGACAAATGGCAGCATGTAGGTCGTCATGGTTGACTTCCCAAGTATGATTTCGTCTGTCTTAGAGCCTTGTTTGCGCTTCATGCGGCCTACAGACTTGCGGATTAGACTTGACGTTAGACGCTCCCAAGCAGGTGAGAACGCTTGCTCCAACTCAAGAAGAGGCAGCATGTAGTGGTGAGCTAATGCGCCACTGTTACTGATAAGTAGTTGGTTCAGCGTAACCTCGTGCTCAAGAGTGCTCAACAACAGCTCAACGTCGTCTATCGTCTTCCACGTTTCACCTTCGCGGATAGAGAACAAGGCCAAGTCGTGCAAGTTGACCATCTGCATGCGACGCTGCGTCTTCTGTAGTGCTGACTGACAGAATGCTCTCCAGCTAGACAGGTGAACCAGCTCCTGCTCGAACTGTACCATGTCACCTGACTGCACCGCGTCGTAGGCTATTGATGCCACGAACTCGGCAGATGCGCCGTTGTAGCTACTCTTAATCTCTTGAGTTAGCTTGTATAACTCGCGCTCCTTGAAAGGTACGTTTGTGCGTAGCTCACGTGCCCAATGGCTCTCGGCCGCGTTGAACGCTGCGTTGAAGAATGCTGTCGACTTAACAACTTGCGAGTTTACAGCTGCGATGATTTGAGTTAGAGTTGTGTTTGTCTTCATTAGCTCTACTTCCTTTGTTGTGATTGGATTGGTGTTTTTGATGGCTGTGTTAGTTTTCATTGATGTATTTCCTAATAATTGATTTGATGGTTGGTTATTTAATGCATTGATAACTATTGTGCTCATGACTGTTCGCGCAGGCTTGAGAACTTGAATCCAGCGGCGGCGAAGATGTTTGTAGCACCTTTGTCGTCTGCTGGCATTTCATTCCTTTCTTCGATGTAGTCGCTGATTTCATCCCAGAACAGCTCGTCTTCTAAATCCATTATCGTGTCTTCTAATGTCGGTGTAGCACCGCATAGCGACTCAAAGTCGTATTCTGAATCGTTGAACTCTAATGACTTGTCTATCTTTACTGTGTTGCCGTATGACATGGTGTATTCCTTCTGTGTTGAATGATTGATTAGTTAAACTTCTGAACTGCCTATCCATATAGAACCAAGACGTGCGTTCCATAAGGTCATGTTGCGTGATTCGATGATGTGTACGATGCGGCCATGTGTCCATCCACCACGAGGTGCTGGGATAACTAGGTCGAACTCGCGCTCATCGTTGTGCCCATCCAGTATTAGGTCTTGATACATAGTGGCCTGTGTCAGCTCACATGAAGCCTCGTCAGGGTGTGTGAACAGGTTGCCCTTGTACGAATGTTCGTAGGCATCATAAGTTTGAGAGCTGTTGTACGTCGCCATAGGCTTACAGGCAGCGTGGGCGCTCAGTGTGTTGCGAGTCTTAGCGGCTACTAGCGTAAGGCTGAATAGAGCTAGGATTGATAGAATGTATAGAGCTGTGATTACTTCAAAAGATATGTTCATGAGTATTACCTTGTTTAATGTTTAGGGACTCCTAAGTAGGTTCAACGCCCCTTGATTATGAAAGACTCGAACCAAACTCGATCCGAACCAACCGCGCCTTCACACCGAAGACACATACATAGGGAGAGCCAACCAAATACCAAGAAAGCGCGGAGCGCGACCTAGTACATAAAACGAACAGGGGGTGGGGGGCATTAAAGACCAATCGGTCTATATTTTTTTTTACAATTTTTATGTGCCAAGCGTTAACAGTGTTACTATTAGTTAATCTAACAGTAGGGCTAATAATAATGATAAAAAAAGACCTTGTTAACACACTACGCAACACAGCGAAGGTGATGCTTAACACTGCTGCGAGCCTTGAATCAAAAGGCACAGAAACACCACAATGTGACCCGCGACAATTCAAGTTGCTCATCCCGCTGGGTATGTTCGCAGGCACGGCCATTGACGCACTGAACTTGGGCACACGGCCTCGATTGGTGTATGTGGGCGAAAGTCGCATGGGGGGCATTGACTACACGGCAGTCCGCCTAACCATCGCAGAACCGTTCGAGATAGACACAACGCTCTGGACGCATGTCGGGTGCAATACGTTGGTTTGGAGTGAGTAATGATGGAACAGGATCACTCGTTACAAACGCTCAGCGGTAGCTACGCATCACTGGGTATCGGTCGCCTAACCGCACGAGAAGAAACCTATGTACAGCGACGCACACAGGGTATTAACCCCTCTGCGGCGGCTAGAGCTGCGGGCTACCGTCAACCAGCACGAGCAGTTGCTGAACTGGCACAGCGCGAGGACATAAACCTAGCAATCTCTTACATGCGTGAAATGCAAAGGCAAGTCGCTGTTCAAGCAGGGGCGATTGACTTCAACAAAGATGATGCAACGTCTTTGTATCTTGAGGCGCACGCTAAGTCGGCCACAGCAATGGAAGAAATACGCGCTGTCGACTCGCTGGTAAAACTGCATGGCCTAGCAACACCTGAACGCGTTGAGATTAATGTCACGAACCGTGGACAGATGGAAACGATGGATGATGAGGCACTAATGAAGCTAGCGGGGCAGGATATCCAGCTGTCACCTGACGCTTACATGGAGGTGCATGATGAAGACTGACCAGTGCCGCGAGTGCCTACGCACCATCCCGCATTATGAAATGTATGATAAAAAACACTGCATGCCATGTTCGAAGAACCTAGGAACGTTTGTAAGGCCAACAAACAAAGAATCGCTAGAACGTATGGCATTAGAGGCCGAACGTGTCAGAGAAGAGGACACAGAGGCTTTTAACGTAGAGCTTGAGGCTAAAAAAGAGCTAGCAGAACGTGTATTGGTCAGACGTCGACTTTTGCCCTTCATCAAGCGGCACAATGACGCCTATAAGCCGGGCTGGGTTCATGCCGACATTTGTATGCGGCTTGAAAAATTCGCTCAGGATATCGAGAACGGCCTGTCGCCGCGCTTGATGATCACGATGCCACCTAGACACGGAAAAAGTGAGATAGGTTCTAAGACTTTCCCCAGCTGGTACTTAGGCCGTAACCCAACACATGAGGTCATAACCTGTTCGTACTCAGGCGACTTAGCAGAGGACTTTAGTCGTAAGTGCCGTGACTTGCTCGACACAGATAAATTCAAAGCAGCCTTTAAAACGCGACTTTCGTCAGACACTAAAAGCGTTAAGAAGTGGATGACTACAGGAGGCGGCGGGTTTACTGCGGCGGGTGTTGGAGGTCCGATAACAGGCCGTGGTGCTCACTTAGGTATCATTGACGACCCTGTTAAAAACCGTGAAGAGGCCGAATCAGATGTTACTCGCCAGAAAGTAAAGGACTGGTATTCGTCGGCGTTCTACACACGACTCGCACCAGGAGGGGGCGTACTTATAATACAAACCCGCTGGCATGACGATGATCTTGCTGGTTGGCTGCTTAACATATTTGATGAGGCAAAGGCTGAGGCAGCGGAGAAAGGCGAACCTGTACCAGATGATGTTGACCAATGGGACTTGGTTGAATATCCCGCCATTGCAACGCGTGACGAGCAGTACCGTAAAGAAGGCGAGGCGCTACACGAAGAGCGTTACCCGCTACCTGCTTTACGTCGTATAAAGCGTGCCATGATCCCACGAGATTGGGAGGCACTATATCAACAGAAACCTGTATCAGATGATGGAGACTTTTTCACCCGTGACATGTTCCGATATTACAAAGCTGGTGACCTACCGCCGCTTAATGAAATGCGCTTATATGCTGCTGCTGACCTTGCTATCTCTACTAAGCAGTCTGCTGACTTTAGTGTGTTTGCTGTGGTTGGTATCGACCGAAAGCAAAATATATGGCTTATTGATCTTATCCGTGGTCGGTGGAACTCATTGGGCATTATTGACCGTATGTTTGAGATTCAGACCAGATATAACCCTGAACTGTTTGGCATCGAGACAGGACAAATCGAGCTGACGCTAGAGCCGTTTATACAGAAGGCTGAGCAGGAGCGTGGCATATCGTTACGCTACGAGAAGCTAAGAACACGCGGCGCAGACAAGGGGACACGAGCTAGACCACTGCAAGGCCGTATGGAGCAGGGTAAGTTTATTTTCCCAACCGTCGAGTCAATGCCTTGGATGAGTTCGCTACAAAACGAGATGCTGAAATTCCCGCTTGGGGCTAACGACGACCAAGTTGATGCGCTGGCATGGATTGGTCAAATGATAATGATGTTCGGAGTTCGTAACGAGAAGAAGGTTAAGGCTAAAGAGTCGTTTAAGGACAAGCTACGCAAGTTTGGTGGTGGTTCAAGTAAAAGGCGTAAAAGCGGCATGGCGGCTTAGTGGTTTGTTGTTTAATAGTAGTGCTACTGTTATTATTATGCAACAGTAAAAACAATAATAACAGGGCGTACATGAACGCTGAAAGCATACAACTACTAATAGCTATGGGGGCACTTATGGCGACAGGAGTGGGACTGTGGCACAAGGTCGTCATTATCCCTATGAAAGAGCAGTTGAAGCTCAATAACACGAGTATTCGCACGTTGGAAATCGACAGCGCAAAACTTGATAGTACACTAAAAGCACTCACTGTAGCGATTGAGCGCCTTACAGACAGGTTGGATCGTTAATGAGCCGCAATAAAAGCATAGACCCACAAATGGTCGCCCGAGATAACCAGACTCGATTCGAAGAGGCGAATAGCGCGAAACACGCTGCGTTTATCAAGCGAGCTGTCCGTAACAATAACTTTTACGCGGGCGAGCAGTGGGATAAGGACGACAAGGCTAGGTTAGACCGCGAAGGCCGACCAGCACTAACGCTGAATATGGTCCTATCAACGGTTAACGCCATTATAGGTGAGCAGCTTGAGCGCAAGGTCGAAGTGCTGTACCGCCCGCGTGACTATGGTGATGAAAGCACGGCGTATGCACTTAATGCTATAACACGCAGCATCCTAGCTGCTACACACTTTGACGATACCGAAGAGGACGTATTTGCCGATGGCATCATTGCTGGCCGTGGCTACTATGACGTCCGTATGAGCTTTGAGAAAAACCTACAGGGCGAAGTGTCAATCACGTCAGAAGACCCCATCGACGTTATACCTGATAGCGAGGCAAAGAGCGCAGACCCAACAACGTGGAATGAAGTATTTATATCACGCTGGCTAACGCTAGATGAAATTGGTGCTGAGTACGGCTGGGAAAAGGTTGAAGGACTAGAGCGCCTAGTAGACGTCAGTAGCTATAACACGGACGATAACTTTGAGTTCTATGGCAATACGTTTGGCGGCACAGACCGTGGCAGTCGTATTGATGAGCGAGATAGCCGTGAGCTGCGCCGTGTTCGTGTTATTGAGCGCCAGCACTACCGCGTGGATGAGCAGTATCATTTTGTTGATATGACAACTGGCAGCATGCGCCCAGTGGGTTTTAATGTAGACAAAGAAGAGCGCGAAGCGTTTGCCAATGAATATGGCCTAGAGCTGATTAAGCGTAAAGGTCGCCGTGTACGCATGACAACATCGGCTGACGATATCGTGCTACGTGACGATTGGTCTCTATACCGCTCTTTCACTATTGTGCCGTTCTTCCCATACTTTAGACGCGGCAACCCGTTTGGCCCCGTTGACAACTTAATCGACCCGCAGAACTTACTCAACAAGACTAGCTCGCAGGAGTTGCACATTGTCAACACTACGGCTAACAGTGGTTGGGTATTGCAGGAAGATTCGCTTGTAGATATGGACGCGGATGAGCTGGAAGAACGGGGCGCGGAAACAGGCCTAGTGCTCCAGTATAAACGTGGTTACGAAAAGCCTGACAAAATCCAGCCTAACCAGATACCAACCGGTATCGACCGTATATCACAGAAAGCAGCGGCAACCATACGTGAAATATCGTCGGTGAACGCATCAATGCTGGGAACGGCACGAGCTGACCAATCAGGTAGAGCGCAAGAGGCCGCAATTGGCCGAGGCCAGATACAGGTGTCGGTTATTGTGAGCAACTTGAAACGTGCCCGCAAAATGGTAGGCCGCAAGATACTTGAGCTAGTGCAGGACTTCTACAGCGAAACGCGCTACTTCAAGACAACGGGCAACAGCATTATGCAGGGCGAAGAGCGCACTGACGAAGTGGGCATAAACGTGCCTGCGGATGATGGCAGCATCCTGAACGATGTAACCATTGGCGATTACTCAGTCGAGGCAAGCTTTAGACCTTCGGGTGGCACGATGGCTGACCAAGAGTTTGAAGAGGCATTACGTCTACGTGAAATGGGTGTTGCAATACCAGACCATGTAATCGTACAGCACTCGAACCTGACTAAACGTGCGGAAGTGGCCGAGTTTCTTAAAAACAGCCAAGGCTTGGGTGAACCTACCGAAGAACAGGCGGCACTGGAGGAAATGCAAGTTGAGCACCAGATTAATATGTTGCGTAAAGAGCTTGAGAAAGTGGATGCAGATATTGAAGTGGCACTGGCTACAGCTAAAGAGAAAATGGCGAAGGCCGACTCGCTGGCTGGCTTTAATCAAGCTCAGATGGAACTAGAGCGCCTTGAGCAAGAGAAACAAATAAAAGAGCAAGAGCTGTCGCTACGCATAGCATTGGCCGCTAGAAGTCACCAGAACCAGAATGGATTGAACGACAAGCGTATATCTAGCCAAATTGCTATGAAATCTATGGATATGGCGTATAATGCGCAAAATAAAGAAAACAGTAACACTGCTAAAAACAATAATAAGGGTAACTAATAAATGGCTGCAAACCAAAACATCGAAGGACTTAACGCGGACTCGGCAATACTTGATGATTACGTACCACCAACACCGCAAGAACGTGGCGATTTTGTGGTAGAAAATGAGCCAGAAGACGAGCTAGAAGAAGACGAGTTAGAAGAGGACGAGCTAGAAGAAGACGAGTTAGAAGATGATGAGCCAGAAGATGAAGAAGGCGCTGACGAGGATGAAGTTGATCCTGATGCACCACAAGACGATGAGACTACTGCGAAAAAGGAATCAAAAAGCAAAACAAAACGTCAAGTCCCACTGGATCGACTGAACAAAGAAATTGGCAAACGTCGTGCTTTAGAGGCGGAGTTAAGCCAACTTAGAAGTACGGTTGATACGCTCAAGGCTGCGCCCGCAGTCAGCGAAGGCGAAGAGCTAAGCGCACCTGAAAGCTTTACGCGTGAAGACTTCGAGAGCATGCAAGAGGCTATGCTCGATGGCGAAACGGATAAGGCATTCGATATTTTCGGCAAGATGATGGCTACGCAGTCTCAGGCTAATAGCAGTAAAACTGAGAAAGAAGTAGCGGAGCGTGTACGCAACGAAATCAACCAAGACCGTGCAATGAATGAGCTGCGCGACACAGCGGCATCTTTAGCCGCGCAGTACCCAGAGCTTGATAGCGCTGGTACGGATGCGGACGAAGGCTTAATCGAAGAAGTTGTCGAAATGCGTGACCTGTATGTTGATCGCGGTTTAACGCCAGCAAAAGCACTCCAAAAGTCGGTGCGATTGGTTGCGTTAGAGAACTCGCTTGTTGATCGCACAGCTAAGCCTAAAGCTGATATGGCTAAGCCTGCCAAAAAGGTCAATACTAAGGCCAAGCTAGAGGCAGCTAAACGTGAGAGCGGTAAGCTGTCGGGCTCAGGCGGTCGTAATGGCCGACCAGAGATTAACATTGGCCGCCTGTCAGATGAAGAGTTTGGCAAGCTAAGTGCGGAGGCTAAGTCTAACGCACGAGGCGACTACGTATAGCACACGCTGAGCCGACCTAGAGTCGGCTTTTTTACGCTCGTAATTAGTAGTAACACTGTTTACTTAACAAAGTAGTGGTGCTACTATTACGGTACATTCAAGGTGATGCCTTGTTAAACAATCCTGCCCCACAGCTCAGCATGCCGTGCATAAATTTCGCTAGACCCACGATACGGGACGACACCCAAAACACTTGGATTTTAACAGTCCACTGTTTGTCGTTTCGCAATCAAGCCAACGGCTCATGGACTAACGAAGGATATGCTTACAATGGCAGCAACAAATTTCTCAGCGTTGGACGAAGACGCTAAAAAAGTATGGTCACGCGACACTTGGCATCAAGCGCGTGAAAAGATGTTCGTATCTAAATTCATGGGTTCAGGCCAGAACGCTATGATCCAACGCATCACAGAGCTTACAAAATCAGCTCGTGGTACTGAGGCAGTAGTAACACTTGTTCCAGACATGCACGGCGATGGTATCGTTGGCGACAATGTTCTAACGGGCAATGAAGCTACGTTAACCGCTCACCAAGACAAAGTAGAAGTTGACCAATTACGAAACGCAGTTAAAAACACTGGTAAGCTTAACGACCAGAAAACAGTTGTTAACTTCCGTGAACAAGCGCGTGATCAGCTTTCTTATTGGCTTTCAGACCGTATGGACCAAATGACGTTCCTACAGTTAGCTGGCTTAGACTTCGCACAAACGAATGATGGCCGAGTACGTCCCGGTCAGGGCGTATCAGACGACAACTTGTCTGACCTAGCATTCAACACGTCTGGCGGTCTAGCGGCAACATCTGAGCGTCACTTAATGTGTCTTAAAGGTGGTAAGGTTGCGGATAGTGACACTACAGCTATCACGGCAGACGACAAGTTAGGCTATGACCACATTGTACGTTTACAAGCGATTGCGAAAACTCGCTACATTCGTGGTATTCGTGGCGCTGGCGGTTCAGAAGTGTACCACTTGTTCCTACACCCAATGGCACTTGCTGCATTGAAACTTGACCCAGACTTCAAAGAAAACGCGCGTCATGCGGGTGTTCGTGGCGAAAGCAACACCTTGTTTGCTGGCGGCGAGTCTTACATTGTTGATGGCTTGCATATCCATGAGTTCCGCCATGTACCTACTACTTTAGGTGCGACTGCTGGTTCTAAATGGGGCGCGGCTGGCGATGTTGACGGCTGTATGGGCTTACTATGTGGTGCTCAGGCACTTGGCTTCATCGACCTTGACACTGCGTCATGGGACGAGCGTGACCATTTCGATTACGGTAACAACTACGGTATTGCTTACGGCAAAATCTTCGGCATGAAGAAAATGCAGTTTAAAGATGCTAAGAAAACTGCCGACCGCGATGTGAAGCAAGATTACGGTGTTGTCCGTATCGACTTCGCAATCTAATGCAATTGGGGGGGTGAGTTAACCACCCCTCAGCCTCACATAGAGAACATATAAATGAAACTTAAGAACTTTACGCGCAGCACAATTCGTGTTGTGACACCAGTTGGCGGTCATGTGGCGTTGTTTGCATCGGGTGAATCACGCGAATTGCCTGCACATATGGAAGATTCAGCGATTCGTGCAGGGTTAGTGCCGCTAGAAGACGTGCAGACTGAAATAGAACGCATGGCAGAGCTTGAGGCCGCAGAACGCGAGCAAGCAATGGCAGAAGTCGAAGCTGAGGGCAAAGCCTCACTAGAGCAAGCACTGGCGCTAGAAGACGCAGCCAAAAAAGCTAAAGCAAGTGAAGCAGCTAAGAAAGCAGCGGCAACTCGTGCAGCAAACAAAGAAAAAGAAAACAAGTAATAGGGGTATAGCGTCATGTTAACCGTAGGAACAGTATTAACGAACCGTGTTCGTGTCTTGTTGCGAGACATTGATGATGGCGGTGTGCAATGGCGTGACCCTGAACTGTTGCAGTGGTTCAATGAAGCGTGTGCTGAGATAGCGCGAGTTCGCCCAGAGGCATGTAGTGGCACCTCTACTTTCATGCTTGAAGCTGGGTCAAAACAGAGTGTTGCGGCAATGGGTGCGTCCCGCGTACTTGAAGTTATATGCAACATGGTAGGCGAAGAAGAAGGTCGGTCCGTGCGTCGTGTTGATCGCTCAACGCTAGACAACGAAGACCCTAATTGGATGGCGGGGCCAAAAACTGACACGGTATTCCGTTACAGTGCGAGCTTAACAGACCCACGTTCGTTCTATGTTTACCCACCATCGGATGGCACAACTGGCCTAATGATGGTTGTTGGCACTACGCCGCCAGAAGTTGTCGAGCTGACAGAGGTATTCCCATTACCTACTATGTACGCGGCGTGTGTGGCTAACTACGTTCTGTATCGAGCGTTTGGCAAGTTCACCGAATCGGAGGCCATGCAAGCACGAGCGCAGGGCTACTACAGCATCTTTACCGCGCAGATTGGTGATACTCAAGCAAGCATGGAAGGCGATAACGCCGTATCACGCGATATGATCGGCGCACGCTAATGGCTACCGTTCAGGATTGGGTCGATAGCATACGCATGGACGTGTCTGAGCCGCTTGATACTATGGTTGCCCGCCAAGTGCGCTATGCCATACAAGAGTTCTTTAGACTGTCAGAGTCGTGGGTACATTCTGAGCGTATCGAGTTGGTCGGTGACACAGTTAAACTGGAACAGCTGCCGGAGAACACCTACGTCGCTTCAACTAAGTATGCCTATTTCGAGCCTGCGGGACGTGATGGGCGATACAAGTTGGGAAGTGAGCTGGCGCACTCCATCGGGGTATCGGGTCGTGTTGGCATGTTTGCCCATAGCAACAGCACTATCCTACTTGACGCATTTGAGAAAGGTACGCTAGAAGTTGCGGTTGTCGTGCAGCCCAACCGTAATATAGACAGCGTACCCGACTCATTGGGTGATAAGTGGTTTGATATTATCCGACGTGGGGCGCTTTCTCGTTTGCTGTCTATGCCAGAAAAGATTTGGACAGATGGCCGTGCAGCAGCAGCTTACGAAATGCACTTTAGAGAGGGTATATCAATGGCTAAGCGCGAAGCGCGTGACGACCGTAGTCGGCCAAAGCGCACGGTTAAGTTCAACCAAGGGTTTGCTTGGTAATGACGCCATTCACGCCAGACGAAATAGGCGACGTTTTCCCCATTATAGAGCCGACTATCAATCGGCTCTATCTTGATTTTGGGGGTTACAGCCCAGAAAAGATGCGTCACCTACTCGAAATACAAGCTGCAACACTACACATCGCTGATGGCGAGTCGTTTTTCATCGCCCAATGGAGTGAGACTACGTGCCATATACTCGCTGCGGCCTCGCTGTCAGGTCACACCAAAGACTTTAACCAAATTATTAGTGATACTACTGCCTTTGTTAAACAGTTGGGGTGTAGTAAAATCACATTCACCAGCCCAAGAGAAGGCTGGGGTCGCGTGGCAAGTCGCATTGGCTTTCACGTCGAGTCAATAACATATGCAAAGGAAGTCTAATGTCTAAACCAGATAAGCCAGAGACACCCGAAGGCGAGAAGATACAGGTCGTATTGGCTAAAAAGATGTTTGCTGAGGGGTCAGCGGTCAAAGATGCGAATCGTGACCAATTCATGGCCTCAAACAAACGTGACAACAGGTCGCAGCTAATCTCACGCGTTGGTGCAGAATCTGCAAAAGTATCGCGAGACAGGCTACACGCGAGCCGCAAAGCGGGTTCATATAAAACAGTAGATGGCGCAGTTGATGTGCAGTCGGCTGGAATCGCAGCATCAGGCAAGGGGGGCCGCTCGTATGAGCCAGAGGGCGAGGCCGTAAGAATGGGCACGTCTAATGTTGAGCGCATAGCACGAAGTATGGCCGCAGATGGTCAGCGCCGTAGCTTGCAAGATTTTACGGACAAGAACACTAAAACACAGGGCATGATTGACGTGGGGCTTGCTGGCGTTTCAGCGTATGCGTACTCCAAAGATGGCAACAAGAAAGTCAATGCCCCAGAGGTTGCGGGCGAAGTGTCGGTATACAGCCAGCAATCAGCATCTAACACATTTGCAGGAGATATGGCGTCATGAATAGTTCAATGCCCGGGGGTGGCGGTAACGGTAGTAATAACTCAATGGGCCCGTATGTGGACTACATTGGCAGCGATGAGCACAAAGCGGCTGAGGCTGAAAAAGCGCGACAGGCGGCAGAAACAGCGGACTATGAGCAGAACCTGCGCGATATGTACCAGAACCAAATATCGGACTACGAAAAAAACACGTTACCGATGGTTGAAAGCCTACAAAAAGAGGCTGAAAGCACAAAGCTTGTGGACAAAACACGCGAGCTTGCCAATGGTTTGGGAGACAGAACACGGGAAGTAACAGACCGACAGTTAGGCTACAGCATGGGTGGGCAACTAGCTTCACAGCGCGGAGCTATCAAAAGCAGACAGAACCTAGCAGTAGGCCGAGCGAATAGCGCATCTGTCACGCAATCATATGATGATCAACGCAACAAGCAACAAGCGGCCAGAACGCAGCTAATGAGCATATCTGAGCAGTTGCAATCGTCAGGTACAGCGTCTATGTCACAGGCATATAAGGCCAAGACTCAACGTGATGAGGCGTATAAAGCGGCGAACAGTGGCTTCATGTCACAGGCAGGCGCAGTAGCAGGCGGTGTTATTGGTGGTTTTTTCGGTGGCCCTTGGGGTGCATCGGCTGGTGCAGCAATTGGTGGTGCAGCTGGCGGCGCGATAGCTAACTAAGTAGGGGGTTTTATGGCAGGTGGATATGGTATGCGCGATGGTTCGGCCATCGTCAACGCTATCGGGCAATACGCCCAGTACAACGAGCGCCAGCAGGATAAGGCGTATGCGCGTGAACGTCAGGAAAAGTTAGACTATGAAAGGTCACAGCGCCAGAAGAAAGCAGACACACGCGCTGATGCATTGTTCAGCAGGCAAATGGGCGAATACGATTACAAAGACGCAGAACGTGAACGTATTGCAGCTAAACGGGAGCGCAGTCTTAGTTCCCGCGAAGAATATGCAGACCTCACGCAAAGTAATATTGATGAGCAAGAGGCTGCCGAACTTAGTCGATTTGATAAAGTACGTCAAACATTGGGCGCAGGCAGCTCAGGTCAGGGCAAAGGTCTGGTAGCAAGTGATACGGGCGATGGGTTCACTACGTTAAATGTGGCTAAGGATGAGGGAGAAGTGCCGTTGACTGTCAAGGCCACAGATAACAAGAGTACGCCTATCAAAGCGCGCAATGAGGACATACCGGCACTTGAAGAGCATGCAGCGCGAAGTGCTGAGTTTGCGGAAAAGAATGGTGTTGATCCACAATACCACTCGGCCTATATCAGAGCAGGCTTTACGGCGGATGAGGGCGGTGTTGTGCGCCCTGCAACGCATGAAGAGTTTACGAGTAACCTACGCGACCAAGGGCTACTAGACGCCATTAAGGGCAAACAAACAGTACCGAATGAAGATGTGCCGATTGATGCGGGCAAAGGCGAGGAGCACAGTAAGGCCAGTATGCGCGAGTCGGGTAAGACAGATTTCGACATTGCTAACCCGATAGCCAGTGTGCAAAAAGAAATGGTTAAAAGCGTGTACACAGGCTTAGAGCAGATGTACTCAGTAGCCAAAAAAGGTGCGGGCAAGGTCTTAGAGGCTGGCGAGTGGTTATCTGAGGGCGCTATGGAGCGCGGCTTTGATAAGTCCATAAAGAAAACTGGCAAGGCGTTTCTGTTGGGTAAAAACGCACAGACTACGGTACAGGACGATGGAGTTGCTAAGGTTCGTCCTACCGCTAAAGTGGCAACACCTGAGGGCGTAGCTGACCTGCGCGACACTAAGGAAACTATCGAAAAGACAGGCGGTGAGCCACCTAAACTGCGCCCAGAGCTACAACCAATTAGTGAGGTTGAAGATGTTGAGTCGAAGCTTAGTGCCATTCGTAAGAAGTATGCGAATATGCGTAAGCAGGCGTCAGTCATTGGTGAGCTTTATATTACGGGCAATATCAATGAAAGAGACATGGCTAACTTTATGGAAACGGGCGATATGCGCTTCAATATGTATGACATTGAAAAGCATAATGTGTCGATTGCTGAGCGCAAAGCTGCGGCAGGCAGTAAGGTCATAAAGGCGCGTGAGTCTCTAATCAAGAGCCAAGTGGAGGCGGCCAAGGCTACGTCTAAACTGAAAGATGATAAGCAAAAACAGCTAAAGGCAACGCGGGGGCACTTGAAAGAAGTTGGAGGCTCAGTGGCGGCATTCATCGGTGCTAAAAAAGGCATGGGGGCTGACCAAATTAAAGGCCTAGCCGCACAGGTTGAGATACTAGCCGACCGATTTGTTGCATCGGAGCGGTACGGCCTAGAGGCGATGGGGACAGTGGGCTTTTCGGGTATGTGGTCGGGTGCTGTTGAGTCATACCTACAGGATAACCCAAGTAGTGACTTGTCGGTAATGAGTATCACGCCTTACATGACCGCAACGGAGGCCAAGTACAAGCCAGCAGCGGCAGAGACAATTAAGACGCTGAGTGTAAACTACCCTAAAGCAGATATGCAGGACATACGAAAGCAATACAATGACCACCTTATCAAGACTCGTGACGAAATCACACAAGGCGGTAAAGTGGCGTGGACAGATGGAATGCAAGCTGATGTTGATGAGCTGTTTAAAGCTAAGTTTATGAGTGAACAACAATAGTCTTGAAGTAAGTTAGTAGTAATAGTGTTAAAATCCCTAGCAGTAATATGTTGGGGGTTTTTTTTGTATGGAAAGTAATGAAGTAGTAAATGAGATTCGTCGTAGAGCGGAGGCGCGAGGGGAGCTTACTAATGAGCGCCCAGCTGATGCTATGGATGGAGCACTGCGCGATGGTGATAGTGCGGACATTGGCGAGGAAAAAGACGCCCGTGCGGTGGGGTTTAACACAAACGAAAAGTACCATGCCAGTCGAGCGGATGAGCACCCTAATTCACAGGCCGCACAGGACATAGTACAAGATACTTTCGATGATGGTGGTTACATTGCGCCAACGGATGAGGGCAGAGGACACTATGGCCGTAAGCTCGTTGAGTTCCGCAACAAATACGGTGTGGACATTGCCCCCGATATGGTTATGTCAGGAGCAGCGGCTGCGAGCCGTGGGGCTGAGTCAACACAGGCCGAAATGACAGGTGTCGCCAGACGTGCGCTAGGCTATGAGTCGTCAAGCAACGCCGAAATGAATACTGTGGGTGAACAGAACCGAGAAATGAATGATGATTTCGCGCCATGGGAAAAAGGCACGTTAACGTCAGGGGCATATGACCGACGCGGTACGTTTGAGAAAGCATTTGATCGCGGTACGTCCGACACAAAGGCAGCGTTAGGTGGGGCTTTAAACTTTATTGGCGAGGCGGTGGGCAACGACCAGTGGGCAGCGGAAGGCTCGCTAATAGCTAGAAAGCACGGTGTTGATTCGGCATTAAATAAGCGCAAATACGAGTCATACGAGAAGGTTGAAGGCTTTGAGCAGGCGGTTGACTACGTGGTCGAAACGCTTGGCGAACTTGCTCCTGGTCTAATAGTGGATGCTGTTGCAACGGTTGGTACTGTAGCGGCGGGTGCAGCCACCGGTGGCGCAGGTGCTGTAGCGGGCGCTGGCCTTATGGGGGCTATGCGGGCTACGGCAGGTCGAGCATTGGCTAAAGGTGCCAAAGCTGGCATGTATGCGGGACCTGCGCTATCAGGCTTTGCACAGGCTGCGGGTAACATGGAAAATCGCCTTGATGCCGTTGACGAGGGTGAGCACACCGCCGAGGCGTTACTGTCGGGCACAGCAGGCGCAGCGACGAATGCGCTACCATTCCTTGCTGTTATGGGTAAATCGCTCAAGGCCAGTGGCATATCGGATGCAGCGGCTAAACCTGTAATGGATGCACTGGCTAAACCTTCTGTTGCTAAACGCCTTAAAGATATTGGTGTTACGGCTAGTATTGGTGCGGGCGTCGAGGGTGCTACAGAAGTGGCACAGTCCACTATTGATGAGATTATCGCAACAGAAATGGGTGGCGATGAGTGGCGTCTTGACACGAAACAAGCAATCGAGGCTGGTTTACGTGGCGTTATTGGCGGTGGTGCTATGGGTGGTGTAGCATCGGCTACGGCCAATGCACATGGTTTCATGCAAGAATACAACGAGGCTAAAAAGGGTGTTGATGCCGAGGGCGAGAAAGTCGATAGCGAAGGCTGGAAAGAGGACACCGTTGCCGAGGTTGAGCAAGACGAGGCTGACTTCGCGGGCGCGGAAACACTAGAAAAAAGCGTGGAACGTGTCGCCAAAAAGACGCCAAGAAAACTAGGAGCAGGCACTAAGACCAAAAACCCTGAGCTAGAAGAAGGCGCAGACTTGGGTGTTGTAGGCCAAGGCCAGTTCGACTCAATGACTACGCGTGATGTGCCAAACCTGAAAAGCGAGCGTTATGATGAGCTGCGCGATGTACTTGAACCTAAGGGCAAGCCGCTAAGTGAAAAAGAGGTTGGGGCACTTATTGATAGTGGTGCGCTAACAAACGACGAACTTGCGAGCTACGCCGCAGATTCGCATTATGGCTCAAAAACACCATTGTCGGGCGGCTATGACAAAGAGCGGGGCGATGAATCACTAGCACGAGTGTTTAAGCAAGTGATCCGAATGTCACGCGACAGTAAAATCAAGCTAACCGAGGGCCAGAAAGAGCGATTACGCGAGGCCGAAGAAATAGGCACAGACACAGCACTTAAATCAGCACTGGCTAATGTTAACCCTGAACTAAACAACATTGTGTACCGCAATGCTAATAAGTTCGATGGCCGTGCAATGTTCCGTGACTACACCAAAAACAAGGCCGACCGTGTTAAGACGCGCGAACGCATGAAAAAAGAGGCTGTTGTCGAGCCAGAAACCAAGAACGCGGATAAAGTATTTGTACCGGAAGGTGAAGCGCCTAAGGACAAACGTAAAGGCTTAGCTAAGAGCGCCCCAGATTGGATCATGGAAGGCCGTAAACCTAGCAAGCAAGAAGTTGACGATGCAATGACTATGTTGGATCACGCTAAAGACAAACTAAAAGTGCGTGTTCGTAGTGTAATCGAGGGCAAAGGCAAGAATACACAGGCTGCGCGTGACATATTCGCTACCGAAGTAGCCAAGAACGCTAAGCAGTTAGCGGAAGTCGGCCAGCATTATGACTTCGAGTCGTCAGGTTCGCTTGTAGCGGATAAAATGAGCCTGCTTAACAAGATTGTGGACAGCAGCCTTGGTGGAACGCCTGCCGATAAAAAGGCGGCACGTAAGCCAAAAGCCAAGCCAACCACAACTAAAGGCAAGCTGGACTACCTCAAGCAAGAGTTAGGCACACGCACGGCCAGTGATGGCGATATGGGTAAACTACTTGAAGCTGAAAAGCAATATGAGCAGTACCTTAAAGATGGCGATGCAATTGATCCAAGTTCGATAAATGATGCCTCTGCAAAAGCACTAGGCGAAATTGAAAAGCATAAGGGCAATAAGGATATCTACGCGAAATTACAGGCGTTACAGGCGCGTGTAGACAAGCATGAGTTCATTAAAGCATTTCCTAAAGCTGTCAACAATATGTACGAGAGCACCGCAGCGGACAAAACCCAGCGGGAGATAGGGGCTAGAACCGACCAACAAGTAGCCTACACAGAAAAGGGCGAAGATGGCACAGAGCGAAATGTAGGTGATGTTCAGGGTGTAATAGACACCACCGACAACGACCTTGAGGTAGCAGCGCATTATGTTCGACGCACGAAAGCAGCGGAAGAGGCGTACAGAGCACTTAGGGACGTAAAAGGACTGAATGGCGCACCACTAGTAAGGTTCATGCGTGAGAAGGTCAAGCCGACTGAGCGCGAGCAGATGCTTGGCGATAGGCTACCTAAACGTGGCCGAGCGGACAAAGACCCTATCAACAACGGCAACACAACAAAAAATACCCAGTTTACGGTTGGCGACAATAAGCCACCACTGTTCACACATGGCAACCAAGAACGCCGCCCAGATACACCCCACTTGTCGGCAGGTGTCTTGGGTAAGATTAAAGAGCACTTGGACAACAAAGACTATGATGCGGTGGGCAAGATACTCGAACGTGCGGGCATCCTTCCAGAGTTTGTATCAGTTGGCAAAGAGCCTCAAATATCACCTAGCGAGCGATTAGCAAAGGCGGTTCGCAGCTCGTTCCCGCGAAACAAACGTTACCGTGATGCGCGCCCAGAAAAAGGGGCGGCAAGAAGTGATCGGGGTATTACGGTACGCGATAACGAAACGGGCAAAAAGTTACATGTTGATATGGATGCAGTGACCCGCTGGTCGATGCGCGAAGATAAGTTGGACTTAAATGATGCGGACTCTAGCAACTTAAACTTTATAAACGAGCTGTCGAGCGCGGTGTTAAGTGGCATTTCTGCACTGGCCGCGTTGCGCATGCCAGATGGCCGCCCAATGTTCAGCATTGATTTGGACACAATACGTGATGATTCTGTGGTGTACCGAATGGATGGCGACAAGTTAGCGTCAGTTACCATGGGCACAATCCGAGGCAATATTCACCACAAGGGCAAGAAGTACACACGTAAGAAAGATGTTGTACGGTCTGAGCATGTGGGCAAAGAACACAGAGCCACCATGCGTAAGATAGGTATCGAGCTATCGGACAAACCAGAGCTTAGCCAAGTGAAAGCAGCGGCAGAACTGGCAAACAAGGTTGGTGATTTAAGTGACGCAGAACTGGCAACGTTTATCAGCAGTGTCGAGCATGAAATTAACAGCAGCCGTACACTGGCCGACTTGGTGCCAGATGATATAGGCAACGTGTACCGCGATGAAGTGTCATATGATGAAGTTGCCGACCTTGTTGCGAACGCTGTTGCTGATGGCCGTATAACAGAGGAACGCGGGGATGAGCTGTTAACCGAGGCCAGAGCTAACGTATTCGACAAGGACTATGAGCAGGCAGCCAAAGATGGCGGCGAGCTAACAATGAAAACTAAGCGCGAAGATGATGAAATTCAGAACCGCGACGAAATATCGACAGCTCGTAGCACCCGTTCGGCTACGCGAAAGCGTGTTAAGGCGAAGACTAAGGACATGAGCAGCGCACAAACGGCCGTCAAAAAGGGGTTAGAAGATAACTTAGCCGAGGCCAAAGAAAAGCTAGCGCAGGTTAGTAAGTCAAAGGGCGTAGACATTGAGGCTGAGATTAAAGAGGCGAAGGCCGCTGTAGATAAGGCCAACACTGCCATGAAGGTTGCTATTGTTGAGGCCATTCGACGCAATGATGTTGAGGGCTACACGGTCGCTGAGCTGCGTAATGCTCACGGCGCAATTGATACAGCACCCCCTAAGCTATTGGGCGCGGTGGCTAAGGCAGATGTGGCGCACTCTAAGAAAGAGTTTGTGAACAAGGGCGACTTTGGCAAAGGCACAAATGTACATGCTGAGCTAGTACAGGCCAAGCATCGTGCCAGTCTTTTAGATGGCGTCAAGCAAAGTGCAGCTAAGCCAGAAGATGCAGCGGCTATTATAGCTAAATTGACCGAAGAGGCAGAACGACGTGTTGAAGTAGCCGAGCGAGCATTCGCATCGTACAAGGACAGTAAAGCCTCTGATAGCGGAGACTTGGGCAAAGGCCGCAAGATACAGCTTAACCGCAAGGTGAGAAAAGTTGTACAGCGTAACCGTGGCATGGCTAAAAAGTCTATATTCCGCCTGTTTGAAATGACGCGTACACGATTAGGCCGTATACACCCTGAGGCTGGGGAGCGAGCGGACAAGTTCACTGCGTTACAACGTAATGCCACTGAGTATTTAGCGTCACGTATGGGCAAAGACGTTGGCGATGCGCCTGCTATACAAAAAGGCTACGAGGACTCAATACGAAAGGTAGACAGCCCAGAGCGCAGTAAATACGAGGCGTTTGTTCGTGAAATAAACATGTATGTTAAGAAACATGATCCATCATATGAACCCGTATCGTCTAAGGTGCATTTGGATTTGCACGAGGTTGAGCGTAACCGTGAGGGATTTTTGTCTATACTACGCGAGAATGGCATCAAGAATCCTGAAAGCCTTTTAGAATCAATCCTAGATGGCCGTGGCTACCCTGAGTTTTCAATTAGGCCAGAGCTAACAAACCAGCCGCGTAGTGGCCGTAAAGCAATAGATGCCCTCTACGACAAGCTCAAAGAAGGGGGCTATGCGGACACTGATGCACCGCGACACCTGTTAAGGCTGATTAACTCGGCTACAAGTTGGGCGTCATGGAACGAAACACATGGCGGTACGGTAGGTGGCAAGTGGGACTCAAATGCAGAGTTCAACCGCATACAAAGTGAAGTACATACTGGCAATCGCCAAGAGTTCGCCAAGTTGTACCAAGGCGTTACAGGCCGTTTAGGAATGGGTATGTCACCTAAGTTACGCGCTCTAAACTCAGCAGCGTTAGCCTTCCAGTCGGCGACTGTGTTGTGGTTCTCAGGTTTGGCGAGTATTCCAGAGGTGGCGGCTACCTACGCTCGAATGCGTGGTGATACTAAAGGCATGTTAGGCGATGCGAAAAGCGTGTTGACTGGCGTAGGCCGTGAGCAGCTGTTCAAGGTAGCGCGTGACCTAGATATCATAACGGAATCGGCTATCGAGCACTCGTTGCAAGAAATGTACAACATGAACGACATTACCGCAGGCCGTTTGTCGCAGAAGATTCAAGGCACAGTGTTTAAGCTTAATGGTCAGAACTACATAACGAAATTAACCCGTTCAATTGCTACCAAAGCAGGCGAGCGTTACTTGGTTCGTGCAGCAGAAGATGGAGTTGCGGGTGAGAAACGACTAAAAGAGCTGGGCGTTACGGCGGCGCAGGTCAGAGAGTTTGCGGAGAAGGCAGACCTGTCGAGTGTTGCGGGCAAGAAATACCGTGAGGCGGTACACAAGTTTGTTAACGAGGCAGTGACCAACCCGCGCTCTACACAGCTACCGTTAGTTGCTAATGACCCGCGTTTTCTGCTTGTCACTACGCTTAAAAAGTTCTTCTACGGTTTCTACGATAACCTAAAGAACTCACTATCGGCAGGCATGAAGGACAATGACATGGCGTCTAATCCAATGCGCGCAATCGCAGTAACAGCAGCAGTGGCGTTGCCTATGGCGTTAATGGCGGAGTTAATGCGTGAGTTGATCCGATATCCATTTGGACGACCTGCGTGGCAAGGTGAGCGTGACTTAGTTGATTGGGGGGCAAGCGTGTTTATGGCAACGGGTTTATTGGGGCCTCTGACAATGGCCGAGTCCGTATACACGGGCACAACCTACGGCAGCCACCCTGTAGTAGCGGCTGCGGGCCCTACTGCTCAGTTTGCTGTTGATGTGGCGACACTTGAAATGCAACCTAGCCGAGTAGTGCCATTAGTTAACCAAATACCGTGGCTGGCTAAGCCCTTCAATGATGGAGTTAAGAATATGATTAAGTATTAGTAGTAACACTGCTATAATGCCTTATAAGTAAATCTACTATAAGGCATGTGCAATGACAGAACCAATGACAAAAAACTTCTCTGCAAAAGAGCTGCGCTGTAGATGTGAAGTATGTAACCGCGAAGTGCCTAATGAGTGTGACCTTTTTGCACTTCGCATGCTCCAACGAATCCGAGATGAAGTAGGGTCATTGATTATAACTAGCGCGTATCGCTGCCCATTACATGAAGATGAGGCGCGTAAAGAAAGACCAGGCACACATAACCAAGGCATTGCGTTCGATATTCGTGTTCCGTGGGGTCGTAAACGTATGAAAATTATTGAGCTGGCTTTGAAGCTTGGGGCAAAGGGCTTTGGCTTTGGCAACTCGTTCATTCACATTGACTGGCGCATTCAAGAAGACCCTACGAGCTGGGACTACAGCTAATGAAGATTATGTTTAAAGCCTTCTTAGGCACAGCACCAAAATTCGATGCGGAGAGTGTGCCTGATGGCTACTCTTCTGTGTCGCACAACACAAAAGCTGAGCGGGGAATATTAGAGCCGTGGGCGCTGCCAACATCGCTAGGTTCATTTGGCCGTGCCGATACAAAATCAATGTACAGGTATAACAACCAGTGGTTCACATGGCCTGACCTAACACACGCGGCTAAAGCACCGTTGAAGAACGATCCTTATGACTTCGTACTGCTCGCATCGGGCGCGACTGAACCAAAGGTTGTGTACAATTTAAATGCTGAACAAGGTGGCGGTCCTTACCCAGCTATGTCATACCCGCTGAACGTTCCTGTGCCCGCAAAGATATCGGGCGTCTTAGTAGAGGACGCGGATAACTGGGTTTCTGAGTCGAAGTTAGACGAAAACGGCGAAGAATATATGCCAAGCGATGCGGTCGAAGGCACTGACGAAAACGGTGATGGCATCATAGGCGTTAAGCCTTTCGAGTCGCCAGAGGAAAGCGAATACGACTTGGCAGATGTGGTCTACTCATATTGCTACGTTGACGCGTGGGGCAGGTTAAGTGCGCTGGCCGATCCGACTGAGCTAGTTACTATCAAAGAATGGCAGTACATAAACACGAAAAAGGTAACGCTGACGTTCCCAGACGTACCAGACACGTTGATGGCGGTTGACCCACTTCGCGGTACATCAGGGAAAATACGAATATACCGCACGAACTTAGCGGCGTCAGGCACAAGCGTCTTTCAGTTCGTGGACGAAATACCGCTAACACAGAAAACGTATGAGGACTCGAAGTACAGCGGCGACTTACTCGATGCGCCAATTAACGAGGATTGGGTAGGTGCGCCAGACCTTGATGCGAGCCTGTACCCGAATGGCCCTATGCAGAAAGTAGTGGTCATGGGTTCTGATACGCTGGTCGGCCATAACAAACGCTTACTGTGTTTCGCAGAGCCAGATGCTTTTTATGCTTGGCCTGTTCGCTACTATAAAGTGTTCCAAGAGGATATTGTAACAATACAGCCTTCGGGTTCTAACCTTGTGGTGCTAACAACTGGCGTACCTTACATCGTGCAAGGTGTTCACCCTGATTCGATGGATGCTGCGCGATTAGCAGACCCTGTACCTTGTTCAAGTGCCGAAGGTTCAACCGAGGTAGCTGGCGCTGTTTACTTTACAAGTGAGACTGGCCTGTACCGCATCGAAGGCTACAGCATGGCTAACGTGAGCACGGGCTTTATTGACTCTAACGCATGGCGCGAGCTAGACCCTACAACAATGATACTGGCGAACTACAAAAACAAGGTGTTCGTACACTGCCCAGCGGCCAATAAAACGCTTGTGTTCGACGCACTTGACCCAAAAGCGGGCATCCGCACAGTGGATATTCAGGCAGAGTCCTTTGTTGTGATGGATGAGACTAATGACCTAGCGTTTGTGGACACAGCGACACGCGAGCTGCATATGTTCGATAAGTCTAAAGAGGGGCACATGAACATGGGTTGGGAGTCGAAAACCTACCTGTTCAATGACCCTACGTGTTTCAACATAGTAAAGGTGCGGGCTAATGCGTTCCCTGTTCGAGTACGTGTGGAGTGTGTGCATCCAGTATCGGGCGAAACAATCAGCTATACGAAGGACGTCAACAGCCCTATGTTCGCGTACTTGCCGTTCAACAGCAGGTCGTTTAAGTGGCGAGTAGCAGTAGAGGCCATAAGTCAGTCGACTAAACTTGAGGTCAGGGATATCCAACTAGCACAATCACCAGAGGAATTAGAATGAGTCGTGCGCTACCCCCTGTACCAAAAGACGTCCCGCGCTCAGTACAGCAATTCCTTAGTGCGGTGCGCGAAACGGTACAAATACAATCGGGCATGGGTCGGGGTAACACACTCGACCGTGCTGTTACGTTCCGTGACTTGCAGAAGTCTATTGGCACAACCGATATGCGTATGCTGTCCACAAAAACAGAGTCGGGTTCGGTTACGGCGTTTAATGATCCAATGCCGACAAGACCTACAGGCTTTGCGGCTTTTGGCATGTTCAACATGGTGGGGCTTGAGTGGGATAGGCCAAAGGCCAACTGGTACGCGCTAACTGAGATTTACCGCGTAGATGTAACGGGCGATGCAAGTGCGACACCGGTATTTGCCGACGCGTTGTTTGTTGGCTCATCGGCTACGGGTTTCTTCTCAGATATGGTAGAGCCTGCAAAGTCATTCGTCTATTGGGCACGTCATGTAAACCGTGACTTCCAAGCGGGTGATGTAAGCTCGCCAGAAGGTACGAAGGCCAGTACGTCCGAGACACCAGAGCAGGTGCTTGTTAAGTACAGCGAAGAAATTGCAGCGAGTGAAAACTTCAAGTGGTTACGCAGCGACTTGAGCATAATGGACACCATAAACCGTACGTTGCAAGGCAGCTCGTTGGGTGACTCAGGGCTAGGTAAGTTATTGGCTGGCAGCTCGTCACTTAGCGACTTGTTGGCAGAGCAGGCAATGGGTGAAGCGGTATCAAAGCATGTTCAAAGTGAGAACTTACAACTACAGCTTGCAAAGAACTACGCAAGGCTATCGGGCGGCATACACGCAGCAGTGAATGCAGATGAAGCATACGTGTTACGCATTCAGGAAATGGAATCACGTTGGGAAAATGACTTAGGCAAAATCATTAACGCGAACATTAGCAGCTTTGAAACAACGCTTGTTAGCGAACGCGGGGCAATAGCCGAGGCCATACGCAACTTCACTGTTGATTATGATGGTACAGGCGTAACGCTACAGGAGTTATCGAGCGTTGCAGCCTCTGCGGACAAGGGCTACAAGGCACAGTGGGGTGTTAAAACTAAGGTTGGCGACTTACAGGGCGGTGTCGGTTTCCTCAATGATGGCCTAAAAACAAGCTTCATTGTCGATGCCCAGACGTTTGCGGTCACGGGTGGTAACGATAAATTGTTCCCGTTCATCATCAAGAATGGCAAAACAGTAATCGACACAGCACTGATACAGAACGCCGAAATATATAACCTACTGGCGGCTAACATAGTCGCAGAGCGTGTGAAAGTGGGCGTGTCGTTCTCATCCCCAATTATAAAAGGTGGGTCGATAGATGGCGCATCGCTAACAGTTGGCAATGGCTTCTCAGTAGATAGCAAAGGCATTATGCGGTCTGTCGATGGGTTCTTTGATGGCAACATTAAGGCTAAGTCGGGAACGCTTGAGAACGTCCGTATTGGTGAAACATGCACTATCGAAGGCACGTTGTTCGCCAAAAACATTGAAGGCGATATTGTCGACCGCTCGGTAGTTGTGGTCACGAAACCATACCCAGTAGGGGCTAGCCAGCGATTCACACTTATTGAGGGCGTAATAACCGCAGGCCAGATGGGTGCAACGGCAGAGCGTGTGCTCGTGGTTAGTGGTATTGCGCTAGACCACCAAGGCGGTGGTGGTTCGTCTAGTAACTTTGAGGTTCACTTGTTACTCAATGGATCACTCGAACAAAGGTTTAGTTCGCATAACGCCAGAGAAGAGGGGTCGGTAACGGTTCAGCTCGGCTGCAAGATACCCGTTAGTGCTGCGGAGCACTCGTTTGAGGTTGTTTTAATCCCGGGGGTTAACGACAACATATTAGTACAAGAGTCTGCAATTGTGGCAGATGTATTCAAAACAGGCTCGACGCTTAAACGTGTTGATGGCCTTCATTTCTAGGAATAATTATGAGCAGATGGTACAGAACGGGTGTAGTAACCCTAACGAAAGATAGCGATAGAGTAATAGGTGTAGGCACATATTGGGCTACAGCAGCTAACAAACCCGCAGAGGGCGATATGTTCGTGTTAGACAACCGAGTGTATGAAGTTATGGAAGTTGTCGATGACTCTACGATAGTTATTGATAAGCCTTATAACTTAGCTACTAAACCAAGCGTAGCATATGGTATTATGCGTAGTGTGTCAGCAACCACAAACACTCGACTTGCAGCACAGGTCAGTGACACATTAGAGAAGCTAGGTAATCGCGTTACCACCTCTACTACAGCCCCAAGTGCGGGGCAGGGTAAAGATGGTGACATTTGGATTGTCGCAGCTCCCTAATGGAATCCCGCAATGTCGGCTATAAAAATAAACGGTACTTGGCAACGAGTATCGTCAGTAAAGATAAAGAAAGAGGGCGTGTGGGTAGACCATACTGCCCTTTACGCTAGGCTCGAAGGTGCGTGGCACTTAATCGACTTAGGTGCGGAGGCGAAAGGCCCCGCGTACCATGTGTGGAAAGCTTATGCAGATGATGCCTATGGTGTTGGCATTAGTCTTGACCCAACGGACAAGAAATACCTAGGTTTTGCCACAGGCCAAACAGTCGAAGAGCCGAATCTGTCAGACCCTACAATTTTTGATTGGTCACTAATCAAGGGTTCAGATGGCGTAGATGGTACGGACGTAGACGAGTCAGTCCTTAATGACATCCTCGACAAACAAGATAAGTTCCCGAACCTAGTAACAGATGCTGAGGGTCGTATTAACACGGCTGTAGAGGCACAGAGAGCTGCAATCGGTGCGCTCAATAAAGAGATAAAAGCAACTAATGTAGCGTTTAAGGCCGCAGATACAAAGCTTACAACAGGTTTGGCGGGCGCTAAGACTTCGATTGACTCCACAATATTTGAGCTTGGCGGCGTTAAAGATGAGGTCACAGGGCTTACAACACTGACAAGCGGCCATGAGTCTAGAATTATTAACCTAGACAAGCTGTCAGATGAACAGGCGCAAAAGGTTAAGATCCTCGAAACGAGCGATGGCAACAGTAAGTCACGTATCGCGTCACTTGAAACCACAACGGGTAAAACGACTACGCAGCTAAACAGCTTAGGAGTGTGGGATGGCTTCAACTTCTCGACGATTACAGAGGTCAAGGAGGCGAGTGCAGCACATGCTAAAAGTATCTCAGAACTCGAAACCTCAGATGGCGCAACAACTAGCCGTGTCACAAAACTCGAAGAAACAGACGCAACCCACGCGACCCGTTTAACTGGCGTCGAAACTTCCGCAGCAGAATCCAAGAGCAAAGTAGCTACACTGGAAACAACAACAGCAGCACAGGCTAAGCGTATCTCAACGGTCGAAACGAAAGGGGCAGCGACAGAAAGCAAAGTTACCGCGTTAGAAACCACAACCGAAGATACTGCTTTACGTGTTACAGATGTTGAGACAAAGGCTACATTGGTTGATGGCAAAGCATCTACGGCTCAAAAAGCAGCAGACGCAGCCGATGCAAAGGCCGTGGCCGCAGGTAAAAGCGTAACGACAGTATCTAACCGTGTTGGCACATTAGAAAAAACAGGTGTCGATAATGCTAGCCGCTTAACAAATGTCGAAACGAAATCAACGACAGCCGTAGCGAACGCAGCGATAGCCCAAGCTAAAGCGGATAAAGGTGTACTGGATGCCACAGCCGCTAAGAAGGCAGCAGATGCAGCACAGGGCACAGCTGATACGGCTACCGATACAATCACCACTGTCACCAATCGTGTGGGCACGCTGGAAGAAACGAGCTTAGATAGCGCAAGCCGTTTAACGAATGTCGAAACAACGTCAAGTACCGCAGTAACGAAGGCCGCCGCAGCCCAAGTCACAGCGGACAAAGGCGTAACGAATGCAGCCACAGCTCAAACTCAAGCTGATAAGGGCGTAGCGAACGCAGCAGCCGCTAAAAAAGCAGCGGATAAAGGTATTGCAGACGCAGCAGCAGCAAAAGCAGTGGCAGATGGCGCGGTGCTGTCAGTTACTACAGTTAAAAACCGTGTTGGTACGCTCGAAGAAACCAGCCTAGATAGTGCATCAAGAATATCAACAGTCGAAACGGTCTCTAGCACAGCGGTAGCAGACGCAGCAGCAGCTCAGCTTGAAGCCGAAAAAGGTATCGAAGACGCAGCAGCAGCTCAGCTTGAAGCCGAAAAAGCTGTTGAGGATGCAGCCACCGCGCAGCTCCAAGCGAATACGGGTGTCACTAATTCAGCCGCAGCACAAGCTACAGCAGCTAAGGGTGTCGCGGATGCGGCAGCAGCTAAAAAGGCAGCAGACAAAGGCATTGCAGATGCTAAAGCGGCTAAAGCAGCAGCCGATGCTAACGCTTTATCGGTGTCTACTGTTACAAATCGCGTAGGATCGTTGGAGGCCACGAGCTTAGACAGCGCAAAACGCATTACAACAGTCGAGACAACATCTACTACCGCTGTTAAGAATGCGGCTACCGCTCAGGCTAAAGCTAATACTGGTGTGGCGAACGCGGCAAAAGCCCAAACTCAGGCAGATAAGGGTGTGGCAAACGCAGCAGCCGCTAAGGCTGTAGCAGACGCAGCTACAGTGTCGCTCACGAAAGTTAACAACCGTGTCGGTACATTAGAAGAAACCAGCCTAGACAGCGCATCAAGACTGACAACAGTCGAAACGACGTCTAGCACTGCCGTTACTAGTGCTGCCGCAGCCCAAGCTAAAGCAGATAAAGGTGTGCTGGATGCCGCAGCAGCTAAAGCACAGGCTGATAAGGGCGTTGAGGACGCAGCGACAGCTCAGTCTAAAGCTAATACCGGTGTGGCGAACGCAGCAAAAGCCCAAACTCAGGCAAACAAAGGTGTCACGAATGCAGCAGCCGCTAAGGTTGCGGGTGATAAAGGTATTGCTGACGCGGCGAAGGCTAAAGTAGCGGCGGATGCGGCGCAAGATGCAGCGGACGATGCCGCCCTATCAGTAACCGAAGTCACAAACCGTGTCGGTACATTAGAAGAGACCAGCCTAGATAGTGCATCGAGACTGACAACAGTCGAAACGACGTCCAGCACCGCAGTGAAGAACGCAGCAACGGCACAAACTCAGGCAAATACTGGTGTGGCGAACGCAGCAGCCGCTAAAAAAGCAGCAGATGCAGCCCAAGGTACAGCTGATGAAGCGGTAGAGTCGGTAGCGACTGTTACGAACCGTGTCGGTACATTGGAAGAAACCAGCCTAGATAGTGCATCGAGACTGTCAACAGTTGAAACAACATCTAGCACCGCAGTTAAGAACGCAGCTACCGCTCAAGCTAAAGCTGATTTAGGTGTCAAGAACGCAGCTACCGCTCAGTCTAAAGCCGATCTAGGTGTCAAGAACGCAGCAACGGCACAAACTCAGGCAAATAAAGGTGTCACGAACGCAGCAGCCGCTAAAAAAGCAGCAGATGCAGCCCAACTCAAGGCAAACAGCGCAGATGGCAAGGTCAATGAAACGACTAACCGTGTGTCAACGCTTGAGGAAACAGATCTAACTCATGCCAGTCGTTTGTCGGCAGTGGAAACAAAGTCGAGCAGCACGGCCAGCAAGGTTACGGTACTTGAAAAAACCACGAGTGACAGTGCTACGCGTATTGAAGCAGTAAACACGCAGCGCGGTAAAGATATTGCAGCGTCTACATCTACAGCAAAAACCTATACAGACCAAATCACCGGTGCAATAAAAGCTGAACGTGTAATCAAGGCCGATGCTAACTAGTGGTAGATGGCCTAAGTCTTATGACCAAAGACCTGTCACTTCCTGCGGGTGCAATCACAGGCGACATGCTTGATGCCTCGTTCAAAGACGGCTTGGTGCGCGTTAACCCAAACGCTACGGCATTGGGTGGTACAGTATCAAAAGAGGTTCGTGGCGTAGCGTATGGCACAAGCCTTAAATTACCTGCGCTCAAGTCGGGTGGTAATATACACACAATCAACGCACGTATTGTGGCACCAAATGGCAACGACCGTATTTCAGGCCACATCAATATATCGCTGTTCGTAAACGGCAAGGCGCTTAAATTCAACGATGGTTACGTTGTAAAGAAAGTTGAAATTGATATTGAGAAAAAGCTAGTTGGCGGGCCATCACAGTATTACGTTTACGTGTCGTCAGTTAACTTCTCCGAAAGGATAGAAACCCCGCCAAGAACTTCGGGTGCGGATTATGTGTACGAAATGCGTGTTGTTGGAGTTCATGTAAATGATCCATCATACGCCGCACAGTATTCCTTATCGTTTTCAGCGTCAGAGCCAGTAAAGTCAAGCGGCGGCTTTATAACTGATGTTAACTGGGACGAAGTTAAAGGCAAACCATCACTTGCGCTAGCGAGTCAGGTACTAACAAATGTACCAAGAGGCGCTAAGTTCACAGACACGAACACGCATCGTAGCATTAGCGACAGCGTAGGCTCGGCAAGCACTAGCGTATCAGCATCGTCAAAGGCAGTTAAGACAGCGTACGATAGAGGTACTTCTGCACTTAATGTGGCTAATGGCAAGCTTGGCGCGAGTTCTAAAGCTGTCGACTCGGACAAGTTAGATGGGTATAACTCGTCGCAGTCAAGCCTCCCAACGTCTGTAGTTGTCCGCAATGGGTCAGGGGATATCCAAACTAGGCTGTTCAAGTCTGAGTATGATGTGACCAACCCGACTGTTAACTTAATAATGACGCAGGTTGATACAGCGAGTAACAACTATATTAGGCCGACTACTCCCGCTCAATTCAGATCAGCGGTCACAGATGCACATTACTTGGGTAAGGGCGCTAAAGCGGTCGATGCCAATAAATTGGATGGTCTCAACTCCACTGACTTTGCGCGATCTAGTCAGGTACTAACAAATGTACCTGCGGGTGCTAAGTTCACTGATACGAATACGTGGCGCGGTATCAGTGACAGTATACTAACTGTCAGCGGGGCTACTTCGGCCTCCCTCACTGCGGTAAAAAAAGCTTACGATAGAGGCACTTCGGCGCTTAATGTGGCTAACACTAAACTAGGCGCGAGTTCTAAAGCTGTCGACTCGGACAAGTTGGATGGCATGGACTCTACGTCCTTTAATGTGGTGGTTGCTAGGTTCAATACGTCCACTAACTCAAGTGCCCGCCTTAAAATACGACTACCATTCAAAACAAGCTCATCAAAAATGCTCAAGTTCACAGTCTCGCTATACTCGGGCTACGCACCGGAGGAGTACGAGGTGTCGGGCTACCTATACTCTTCGCCTAACCAATGGTATTTGCCTAAAGTGTTCTATACGGGTGTGGGGACTTCGGACATAAAAGTAGGAAGGGATGACGACGGCTATGCGTATGTCAGTATTGGGGGTGGAAGTTACGCTGGGTGTGTAGTCCACAGTGTCACCATAGGCCACACAGGTACTTACGCCGATGCGGTGAATACAGGTTGGAGCATAAAGCGTGACAACACTACTCCGAATGCGGTCAGCCCTACAGTTCACACTGTCTGGCACTCATCAAACGATGGTAGTGGATCAGGACTCGATGCGGATAAACTGGATGGAATCCACGGTAGTCAGTTCGTACGCAGTGACACAGGCACAATAAGTGATGCACGCCTGCCTAGCACAATAACATCAAGTATTACAGGTAACGCGGCCACTGCCACTAAGCTTGCGAAGATAAACACTACATTCGGTGGTAAGTACCCGATGGTTGTTAACGTCAGTGGCGTACTGTACAGCAACTCTAAGGTGTGGTTCGAGGGTTCAACGGGGCAGCTGACAGCTCCTACGTTTGTGGGTTCTTTGTCGGGTAATGCTGCGAGTGCGAGCAAGTGGGCGTCAGCGAGAACTATAACACTAGCGGGTGATGTAAGTGGCGCAGTAAGTATTGATGGCGCGAGTAATAGAACGCTAACTGTTGCTGTTAAGAATGATAGCCATACACATGATGGCCGATACTTCACAGAGGCGGAGGCTAACAGTAGGTTCGCGTACAAGGCGCACACCCACGCGGGGCATGACGTCAAAACCTTGGGTCACAGGCTCAGTATCGACAGTGATGGTAAAATCAGATCGAACAACTCTGACTACCGCCGTGCAGGTATGTATGGCATTTATGTCTCAAGTAGAATTGATCACATATGGTCGATGGGTAAACAGTACCAGATTGATGCTAAGGGTGCTAACTTCGGGAACCTGTATGGTCTAGCATATAAGCATACCAACAACAAAACAGGCGGTACGATGGCTGGCGGCCATCAAATGGTGTGGACGACAAACGGTACGCCAAAGGCAGCAATGGGCGAATCAGGGCTGTGGTCTGCGGGTGAGATTAAGGCTACGGGCTATGTCAGAGCAGATGGCGGCCTAATCCAAGATGGGCATGTTGTGCTTAATGGGTCTGATACTTGGTTACGCACTAGGGGTTCTGAGGGCTGGCACTCATCCACATATGGCGGTGGCATACACATGACCGACTCTACGTGGGTACGAGTGTACAATGGCAAATCGTTTTTGAGCACAGGCACAATCCAAGGTGGAAAACTGAAAACCAAGTCTTCTGCGGACGAGGCGCAGGTAGAGTTGTATGCTTCGAATAACAGGTACAGCCGCATGTTCTACCGAGGCAGCGATACTAACTTCGGCCTGTACATGACCGACGCAAAGGGTAAAACAGAAACACGCGTTCGATGGGCGGGTAACTCGCGTTCTTGGGAGTTCTACGACCTAGTTAAAGCGAAGGCAACTAATGGCACTATCTCACGTGTACTAACACATGACGACTTCTTACCTGCGAACCCGCCAGCTGGTCTAGAGAACACAATAACAGCTAACTGGATTGGGGCAGGCGCTATAAACGCGCGTCACTTACAGGTAACTAGTGTTGTAAAAACAGGTACTACGTACACAAGTTTTAAAGTAGCGCCAGATGCAGAACGTCCTTTGGCACTGTCTAAGACTGATTCGTCGGGTAACGAAATTGAGCCAATATTCTACGTCGATACAAAGGGTAACGGTTATTTCAAAGGCAAGCTGTCTAAGGGTACTGTTGATATTGAGTCAATACAGGATGAAGCGCGTAGACAGATAAACCCTTACTACTTGGGCACTGTGTCAGGTGGCAGCCAACTTGCGCCAGTGGGCAATATGGGGTCGGGCAATACCTACTCAATCCCTGCGATAACGGTACTTGGTGGTAAAGTTAACTTGTCATGGAACTTGGGTGCGTCCAAAACATACCGTTCAACATCGGGCAACCCAAACTATAAAGCTCCTGTGTGGCGTGTTCAGGTCTACCGTGGCAATGCTAATGGGGCTTTAATATTCGATAAAAGCTACACTGGGACAGCGAGAAACGTCCAAGATAGAGAACCGGGCATGAGTCGTTTCTGGGAGAGCGAGTACAGCATTCACGTTGAAGACCAGTTCAGTGACAAGAATGCTATGAAGTCTCAGAACTATACGATTAAAGTCACGCGTGTTTCGGGTACGCCTACGTCAATCACTAGAAGACGTTTTGCGGGTAATTCGCCAGCGTTCAAACAGATGGAGGTAGGGTATGAGTACAAGCTGTTGTACTTTGCGCCATCAGGTACAGGGTGGGGTAACATCGTACTATCAGCGCCGTATGATGATTATGAGTTTTTAGCTGTCGCAGGCTCAGACACTAGTGGTGCATGGATGGGGGCAACACTCCTACCTACGCACATGATAGCTGAGGATTCGGGCATTTTCAGCACTAAGCATTTCATGTTACAGGGCATGGGACACGACAGTTTCTGGCGAGCGCGAATGCTCAGTAAGCACACGATACAGGTACAAGACACGAACAGTTTAGTGTACCGTATATGGGGTGTTAAAATGAAAGAGAAGGCGTAACAAAATGAATATTCTAGGCGGTGTTCCATCAGAAATAGAGGCATTTGATAAGGCGTACGTCGATAAAGCTACATGCCGTAAAGTCCAAGTGTGGCCTGTGCCAGAGAACTTAGAAAACTGGTACGAAATTGACTTCGATCCAGAGGCTGAATACATGGGTAAGTGCTATGACCCTGATAGTGGCTCGTGGTCTTCGGATGCAGAGGTTGACAGGCTTAAAGTGGTGACCGCGCGCAAGAGGGCATACGCTACTATAACTGACCCACTATTCATGGAATGGCAGTACGACCAAACGCCAGAGTCAAAGGCTGCGTGGACTGAGGCTGTAGCCAAAGTAAAGCGGGACTTTCCTTTTAAATAACAATAGTAGTGATACTACTTTATTGGAAAGTAGTAACGCGCTATACTGACCGCTCATCACCATAGGAGACAAAGCATGTTCACAGCAGCATTCACCGACCCACAGGGCACTAAGTATGAAGCCGCCGTTTTCCAAGTGTTACAGGCCAGCTTCACCGAGAACAAAAGCGAAACATTTGAGTTTGACATTGCCGAAGGTACAGGCGCAGTGGCAAGTGGTACATCTAGCTTTTCACTAAACTATCGTATCGGCTACTGGCCTACGCAAGTCGCGAAGAGTGCGGGTACACCACCATATACGTTAATTGATAGCGCGACATTTTCCCCAGACTTTGCCGACTACTCATTAGATGCAGAGCTTTATGAGGGCTTATCGGCAGAGGCCGCAGCTGAATTGCATTGTAAAACAGAAAATATTGGAGTAGTAGAATGAACGAAGAACAACAAAAAGCAGCAGAGTTGATCCGATTAAAAGCGCGTGTGTTCGACATGCAGGAAGAAAACCAAGGCTTAACAGAAGTGCTGAGCGCAATTGCTAAGCGTGTTGGTTTCACAGGGCAAAGCTTGTCTGAGCTGATCGAAGCCGTGCCTGTAATTGAAGTTGCAGAAGGTGAGTAAGTTTGTAGCGTTCCTAGTCTCGCGGCTTGTAACCACCAAACTGCTAGTTAAGCTTGTACTGTTTGCCTCTGAAAAGTTAGTACAGAGCACAAAGGTCAAGTGGGATGATGAGCTACACGCAATCGTGAAAGACGCACTCACAAAGTAGCAAACCAGTAACAAAAGACCCTGCCCATATCGGCGGGGCTTTTTTGTGCCAATTTAATAGACACTATGATCCCTGTCCTCTATCCTAGTCGACGGGGGGTAAACTTGTCAGGAGCATGACATATGAGTGATTTAGATTTACCCAAAGGCATAACATTGCATCGGGGTAAAATCCGTATTGCATTCAGACCGCCACACGAGAAAGTACAATGGAAAAGGTCACTAGGCATAATAGCCACCAAAGCTAACATCAAAGCCGCTGAGCAAATGCTAAACTCAATCAGGCGTGACATAAGCTTAGGCCAGTTTAACCTAGCGGACTACTTCCCGAATGACCCCAGCCTAAAGAAAGAGCAGCATATGCTTTCACATATGCTAAACGAGCACTTTCTAAAGGCTAAAGCTGGGCTAGTAAAAGGCTCAACAATTGACGCATATAAAAGGCATGCAGACCTCATTATTAGAGCAATTGGGGACGTTGACGTCGCAAACGTAGATGTTAAAGCTGCTAAGCATATAAGAGAGGCAATAATTAGTAGCTCACCATCGGATTATACAGCGTCACTTCGTTTGTGGATAGTCCGCGTTACCGTGCGTCGCGCAGTACGTGAGCTAGACCTGAAAACAGACCCGTTCGGCTCGTTCCTTGATACGGTTGAACGTAAGTCAAAGGCGCTTAAAATAGGTGAACGAGCAACAGACGTATTGAACACCGATGAAGTGTTTACCATTGGTGAGTCTGAGAAAATAGTTAATGCTTGCCGTTCAGAAAACAACAAGCGGCTCGTGACATTCCTTTTCTGGTCAGGAGTAAGACCAGGCGAGGCCGCAGCACTAAGGAGAGAGGACGTATGTCTACCATATATCACTGTGAGGCACACTTTAACGCAAAGGGGCGAGGTACAGACACCGAAGACTGGCCGAGAGAGGAAGATCTACCTTCCATCTTCCGCGAGATTAGTCTTAGAACGACAATTGCAAACGCACGATTTCGAGAGAGTCTGGACAACAGGCAAGGGCAAGCCGTACCACACAGCAACATTGTTCAGCTCAAGGCACTGGCGCAAAATTCTTGAGAGAGCTGGCATAATGTACAGACGCCCTTATATGACGCGACATAGCTTTGCCAGTTGGATGCTCAAAGCTGGTGAACCTGAGAGTGCAGTTGCAAATCATTTAGGGCATAATGACGTTACTATGGTGCGGAAGGTTTATGGTAAGTTCATACCCGATTCAAAACCGGTTTGGACCCTCGATGACCCCGCAAAAATTGATACCTTAAAAAGATCAATGATTACAACATCTTAAGTGCTTGGCACTTAAAAGCAAGAATTTATAGGGCCATAATGCTCACTGCGGTATATAAAAGTAAGAAAAAAGCGGATAGCTTCTTATTTGTTGAAAAAAGAGATGATTTTACTAAAGTTCCGGAACCTTTAATGGCTATGTTTGGTCAACCTAAATATGTGATGCTGATAAACCTAGCAAAACGTGCGATGTTAGGCACAGCTGATTTAGAAACCGTAAAAGCAGCATTGACAGAAAAAGGGTATTATTTACAAATACCGCCTCC